GTGTACCATAGGTTTCTGAACAAGCCCAACATTTATAAACGTGATGATAGTAATTAACTTCTAAATTACCTTTACCGTCCCCACAATCCAAACCTTTAATAGATGAACACACAGGACAGTCAAAAGATATTTGACTTTTGTTTTCATAATGTTTTTTAGAATTACCTAATACGTCTTCTAAGATTTCTACAACTAATTGTGACATTTCACAAATATAAGAATTTTATTTTAAAAATCCAAATTAATTCCAGTCTCCACATTTTCTCATACCCCCTAATACACATGCATATGCATCAGTCATATCATAATTTTCTTTAGTTAATTTATTGTGTTTATCATATATCCATACAACTTGTGGTTCAATTTCACTTACTTTTTGGTGAATAACCACTTTTTTATCAATATCGTATGGTAACCCCCCAAATAAAACTGGATTCTTCTTTTCTACTTCTTTATCTGTATACCTTTCACCTGATTTTTTAAATAATCTAACTTGCATTAACTCAGGAAATGCAAATTTTCTAGCGTCGTAAGAAGAAACAAATTCGGGTACAATATTCAACACTTCATATACGGATCTACATATCATACCATTAAATCTTAATAAAGTCGCTACTGTATTGACATTATTAGACCTTAATAAGGGTTCTTCAATAAAAACTCTATCAATTTCAATATCACTATATTTTTCTAAAAATTCTTCTTCGAATATTTGAACTTTTTTAATAAGTGTTTCAATATTATTTTTTGGTTTTGGTTTAACTTTAGGTGTTATGTGGGTTAGTAATTGTAATTTTCCATTTTCACCTTTGTCTTCAAACAATGCAATCCCTATTGTTTTTGTGGACACATCTAATCCTAGAATTCTACTCATTATAAAACATTTTTTTGTTAAAGTTTTTCAACTTTATTTATAAAACAACTTGTACATCAAATATTACAAAATCATTTTTCTTTTTAATAATTTGTCTATCTGCTTTACCGATAGCCAATACTTCACCAGTTACATCAGTAATACCTACTTCTGTAATTCTAACTTCATCATTAATATCAATTGTTGGATTAGTAGATCTAAAAAATTCACCTCTACCAGCAATACATATTACGTTTTGTACTAAATTATTCACAACACTATCTACTGTGGTATTATAAGTACCACCAGAATAATAATAAAGTCCTAAATCATTAGTGACTGTTCCTGTTTCAGTATCACCAGTAAAATTAGTTGCTATATTATCTACTATAGTGGGGTCCGTAAATGCTAAAATACCTTTATCTAAATACGCAACACCAATAATTTTATCTACATTTATTCCGGTTGGGGTAACTGTTTTAGTGTTAATTAATTGTTTGTTGTTAACACTAAATGGTTTAAAATCATCATATCCAGTAGCCCAACTTTTATTAGCGTCATTATTAGGTTTTTGAACGTTGTCTGAAACCATATAACTTACTGGAAAATCAGTCCCAAATAACCCATTAGTAAATACTGAACTATCTTTGTATTTAGCATCTAATTGTACTAAACTATATTGTCCACTATTAACAAATGTTGAATAACAATTATAAGTCGTTATTCCTGTTGCTTCACCACCTGACGTATATCCAGTTATTATAGGTAATGTTGTCTTTATAGTTTTACCATCTATTAATTCACCATAACTATCATTATTAACAACAACCATTAATACTCTATCTGAAGCTAAACCACTAAATGCAGTGTCTAACCATCCTCCTTTTGTAGAAGTAGTTCCTGTAAATAAATTTTTCTTAGATTCTAATATAGGTAATCTCAAACTTTCAAAATAGTTAGTAAATGAAGAAGTTCTATCATTCTTATCTATAACTGTATATGTTAAATTATCACCACTTACAACAGTTTCACCTAACGGTACAGTAGTATTAGTTATAACATTAGAACCTGATTCTACAGATTTTATGGTAATTTGTGTATTACTTAAATAAAGTTTATTTTTAATACCAACCCCAACGTCTATATTATCATTTACACCCCCATTTTCACCTAAATCACCACTATTTGCGGGAACTAACCCCGAACTTAAAATACCACTAGTTTGATAATTTGCATCTGAATCACCTAATACAAAATGGGTTAGTATTTGATTACTTTGTGTAAGTAATCTTTGTCTACCAGCTAAAGTTAATTTTGCCGTTATTGATACTGTGGTTGCTGAACTAATAAATCCCATCTCAATACTTTTTAAAAATCAATTGTTAATTCAATAGAGGCAGTACTACTATCCGCTATTCTTATTGGTCGAGAAAGTTTCCCTACCATCACTAGATTACCATCATTATCTAATATACCTACTTCAGACACAAACCTATCTTCACCGATAGTATAAGTGGTATTAGAACTACTTTGTAATTGTGCACCGTCTACATTTATTGTAAAAAGGGTTTTATAAATTGTTGCTCCAATAAAAGTTCTTAAATTACCGTAAAATAATCTTTCATCACCAAAATTTAATTTACCATAACTTTCACCTTTAGGTAAATCTAATTCTACACCTAAATTAAATGTGTTTGCACTAGCACCATTAAATTGACTTCCTTTCAAAATAAATCCTGTATTTGCACTATTTTGATTTTGTAATAAGAATGGACTAATTGTTTCCGACGCACCACTGGTAATATCAACACTAGTATAATCTATTTCTCTCCATTCTGATGGGTTAGGTCTACTTTGGTTGGCTTTATTAATTTTTTGACTTAATAAAACAAATCTATTAGCATAAAATCCATAACCATCATATGAAGGAGATTCTAATTTTCTCATGTAGGGTAACTGATCTACATTATTTATTCTAAATTGTAAATCTTTATCTGTTGCCGTATTGTTATCTAATACTGTGTATCGTTGACAAGGTAAAACAGATGTAAACCCACTACTACCACTGTATTGTAAACCATAAGTCAAATACATTGTTTCACCTGCCTCTATACATCCCGTACAATCCCCATCTATCGGTGGAATTAAACTAGCTGATAAATCAGGTAAAGTATAATTTCTATTTGATTTGTATGACATAGCAGCCAATAATTCTTCATTATCTATCACAACTATTTTAAGTTGTGGAAATACTTTACCAACCGCTAACGGTGCATTAGGTGTGACACTCATCCCACTAAATTCAATTAAATCATAGTATTCAATATCAGTATTAGTTAAAGTTTTTTCAATAGTATCACTCACAAATCTCATACCTAATGTAGTACCACTTCCTGTCCCTTCATTTCGTCTATGCCATAATACTGGTATATCTAAATTTAATAATTTTCCACTACTACCATCAATATTAAACATTTCTCCATAAAAATTAGAAATACAACTGTTAGTATAATGTATAATTGATATTCCTTTTATATATGGATCCATATAACTCACCGATAATCTATCACTACTTAAATTTAGAGTAGGTGTTTCGTTATATTTTAAAAATTGTTTTGTACCTGCATATTGCTCTGAACCAAATAAATTATGACTATGATAATTTTCTAAATCATCTTTAAATTGTCCTGCCATATTTTCAGTCCAAACATTATTCATATTCCAAACTGGAATATTTTCTACACAAATATCACAACTACTATCAAAAGAAAGTGTACCTGTATTCCAATAAGAAGAAAGAGAAGGTAATCCATAATATGTGTCTTCTGGATCGTCACCTCCCGGAAAAGTATAATATGTAATAATTGTACCCCCAAATCCACTAAACATTGGTAATTCTCTATCTACTTTAATAGTAGAACCACTAATACTAGTTATATTGTAAAATTGATTAATGGTTGCGGCAGTCATTGTTGAATTAGTAATGTCACCCAAAGTAGGATTACTAAACCTAAACATAATAAAATCATCTTCACTAGTTGCAGTTAAAGTTATACCACTTAATACCCCTTGTACAAATGGAGTAGTATCTATTTCACCTGTAAAATTAATTAAATCTATTGTTCCACTTTCCTTAATAAATCTTTGTGAAGTTTGTGCAGTTAAACCTAAATCTACTGTAGATCCTGAGAAAAATCCTCTATCTGCCGCTTGATTACTTACAACCCCTTTGATTAGTTGTAGACTACTATTAGTATCAATAGATTGTATAAACTCATTATTATTGTCTAATAAAAAAGATGTAAAATAAGGTTGTTCATCTTTAGGTCTTAATACCTTAGAATAAATATTTTTAGTTACTGAACCATCTCCACCATAAAAATAAAACTCTCCGGTTGAAGCGTCGCTACTAGGAACAAATTCTTTCCATCCCTTAACGTAATTATAGTCTACCTCTGAATCACCTGCTAACCAAGAATTATAAGTCAATTTTCCTTGTGCTAATTGTTCCCTACCTATATCAGTTAACTTTACTCTTACTAGTGCGGTATTTTGTTTATTTATGTAACTCATTACTAATTATTATTTTATTATAAATATGCTCAATGTAAATATTATTAATAAATATTTCCCTTATTTGTGACTATTTCTATCGGAACAGTGTCACTATAAGCAATACTTGTTATTATTTCTCCAACAATAGGTGTATAAAACTTTTGATTTTTTACCCTATATATTAATCTTGTTCCTGCAACTGCATCACTAAAATCCATATCTACTGAATAACTATCTTCTCCTATAATATAAGGTGTAGTTGCAATATATTGTATATTTTCAAAGTTTTTATCATCTACATCAGTTACTTCCACAGTAAACACACCACTTTGTCCCACAATGGGTGCGTTACTTATTGTCCAAGATAATGTTGGTTTATTAGTTTGTAAAGGTCCAAATAAGCCAGTTATTGGGTTATAAAATACTTGAATGATGTCTCTTGGTTTTACCTCTACTAAAATTATAATTCTTTTATTGTCTGAAGATGAAATTAAATATTCAATATTATTAGATAACAGTTCTCCATTTAATGACAATCCTACATCACCTTGAGGTAAAACAGGTAAATAATATTCAAAAGTCTTTTCTGTAGTGTTATAATATAATTTAATATCATCAGGTTGTTTATTAGTTGCACCACTCACTATAGGTGATGTAACTACATACGTATCCACTTTTAAATTTTCAGGTTGTCCATCATTAACAAATGCCAATGTAACAATTCTATTTTCTAATGTCGGTGTATAAAATTCAACAAAGGAAGCCCCTTGAGTTTCAGTGTTAGAACTATATTCTAACCCTTTTGCTAATTGTACACCATTATATGTTACGATAGGATCAGATAAAGACTGATACCCAAATATTGTTTGTCCTGATGTTGTAATAAATGAATTAACTGTTAAATTACCTATTAAATTACCACTAGCAATATCCGTATTAACAAAAAATGGTTTATCTGCTTCGTATATATTTAAGAAATACCAATCCGTTTCAGGATTATAGATATTATATTCCGTACCAATTTTATATGTATTAACAGTATTTCTTCTTATTTCTAACTGTCTCTGTAATAAAGTTTTTATTGGGTAATCATAATAACCTTTAATTAAAAACTCACCTTCATCAATTCTATTAAGTGGTATATTTATTTTAGTTTCGCTATTTCCAGTAATTGCACTAAATTCAGTATAATCATAAAATTGTTCATATACAGGTTCTCTATCAAATGCACCTGATTCCACATTGTACGGATAAATTTCTGCAGTAAAGTTAAGTTTATTAGGTGTTACTACATCTGACACATCATTCATTACTAATTCAAAGTCAAAAGGTGTTCTTTCTCTTTTACTTATATACACATATCTATCACAAGAGAGTGTTTTACTAGTTACCACATTAGGTAACCCCCATGTAGATGTAACACCACTACTAATTCCAGATAGTGAAAAACCTCTTTCTCTAAAATTACATTGTACCCCTAAACCATTAGGTCTATGAATTACATGTAAGAAATTTCTTAAATAGTCTGCCGCATATATTTTTTCATCAGGGCCCATTTGTAATGCACCTAAACTAGTATCTTTCGGTAACTCCGCAACTATAATACTATTATCTAACATTTGAGTTGCAGAACTATAAGACAAATCATATTGTATAATTAAATTAGCTGCCCCATCACTGACATAAAATTTAGAAGAATCAGACGAGTACTCCAACCCATAAGGTCCTTGTCCAAATCTAGTATCACCACTTATTAAAATTTCATTAGATAATGTACCACCAGTATTATTAAAATCTAATATCTGAATTATGTTTTCATCATATAATAATGAAATTAATTTTTTACTATCAGGTGATGTTTTCATATAACCTCTACTAGTTGTATGTGTAACTCCTGTGTCACTAATAACAGGACCAATTAAACCACGAGTATTTAATCTATATGAATAAAATTTAGAATCTCCACTAGTATGTGTAATTATCCAATAGTCTACTTCATTTTCATGTGAACAAGCAGTAACTTTTTCAGTTATAGGAAAAGGAATCAATTTTAGATTTTTTAAAGTAACTTGTCCTTCTCCATCTTGTTTTAACATATCAACAATACTATATTCAAACCCATTAGGATTGCCTTCATAATCTGTTGTAAATAAATAATAGTTTTTACTATTGGGTTGAGGAACAATTAGAGATGATTGTGTAGATGTGCCAGAACTACTTAAATTAGAACCCTGTAGCATCACTGTATTACCACTTGTATAAATAGTATTTCCATCTGTATAAAATAATAAATCTCCGTTTTGATTAGATATTGAAGAACAACCTTCTTGTGAAACTACAGAACCAGTTATAACTACTGGTGTTGCACCGGTTTCAATAGTTTGGAAATTTATTCCTGCTCGTTGCCCAAATAACCAATTATAATTTAATCTATCGTATGTGTATTCGTTTCCTTCGTAAGTAATAGGTCCACATAAAGTATCATTACTACCAGAAATAGGGATTTTACGAGTACCTCTAGGAGTAAACTGTGGATAATCAAATCCATAAACGTCAGATCTTTCTTCATGTGAATACTTATCTTCATTACTTACTGGCTCCCACCCCAAATAAATTTTCTTTTCACTTATTGCACCGTAGTGTAAATAAGTTTTACCACCATCAATATATTGCATAGGTATATCATCAAATATATCTATTTCCTGTAATACTCCATTTGGGTCTACTTCGTATTTAAATAAACATAATTTATTTACTGATGAAGTATTTAAAGCTACATTACCTAAAGATACGGGTACATTTTTAAAAATTAAATTTTTAATCTGAGAAAAATTATCCAAAAAATACGCATTATTTACAGTAAATAAAGACGGAGAAAGTGAATTTGCTAAATAATTAATATTTAAATTAATATCTAATTCTGTCCTTACTTCATTTTCTACAATAATGTTACCATTTACAGTAAGTGGATTCGTAATATTTCCTTTAATTTTCGCCATTATTTATAAATATATTTTATATTTCATTTTATACACAATCTACTATTAATTGATCATTATCATCCCACTCATCATCACCAATTACCGTCACATTTCCTTCATATTCATTAGTTTCATAAATTTGAGTTATGAAAACAGTATTATATGTTGAGATATTAGTGGCAACCGCACCTTCAATACACTTTTTATATTTTTCTCTTAAATTTTCTAAATGTGCCAACAAACTATTATACTCTGAATTAGAAGTACAACCACTTACACTATTATTGGGTGTATTTATAAGTTGTTGTTGTACCATTTCTATTTCTACACTTAAAGAATAACAATCATTTTTAGTACTTTGGAAATCTTGTTCTGCTTGTAATTGTTGTGCGGCTAACTCTTCACATTCTTTTTGTAATGAAACTAATTGTTCATCTAAATCACCTATTTGTTGGTTTAAAGAAGTTTCTGTTTGAGTCAAAATATCCAATTGATTTACCAATGATTGTAACTGTGTTGTTAATTGTTCTAATTGAAGGTTAGGTTTTCCACCTGTAATAGGTGAGGTAGGTGGTTTTTTAGTACCCGGTTTAGGAACAGTAGTATTACCTATAACATCACCACCAACTGTAGGAAGTTTACTACTACCTGTTAAAGGTTTTTTACTATTACCTTCAGTGGCAGGTGAAGTAGGTGGTTTCGGATTGTAAGGGTTAGTTGCTAAGGGTGGTTGTACCGCTTTCTTATTAACCTTACTCTCATTAATTTTTATATTATTCTTAGGTATCATATTTGTTTATTTTAACTTCTACTATTTCTTTTTATTGAGGTAGATTGTTCCTTTATATTTCTTTTTACTCTAGCCTCCGTTTCTTTATTCTGTTGTTGTTGTTTTATCTTTTTTAAATCTCTTAAACTTTCTTTTTCTTTTTGTTGTAATTTAATTTGTTCCCTTTCTTTTTGAGTGACTTCTTTTTGTTCTCTAGCAGGTTTATTAACAAAGATTAAATTTTTAATATCATTTTTAATGGTATTAATTGCTAATTGTGTTGCACTTATTTGATTAGTAGTAGTCTCTAGTTGAGATTGTAAATCACTTATTTGTTGTTGTAATTGTAGAATTTCTTCTTGACAATCATTACTTTCTTGTGGTAAACAACCACCACCTAAACAAATTTCCTCTACTGCCACATCTACTGTTTCTTGTCCTATAGAATTATCAGTTACCCCACTAACAGTACAATCATTTGTCACTTCTAAATAATTTAACGCATATTTTTTATAAACAAATTTATTATTATCAAAAATAGTATTCCTATAAACCTTACCAGAATTATCACACCCTTCCATTATTGTAGTAGATGGTATAACTTGTTCAATTAACTCTAACCAATAATCACCTATTAAATCCATAAATTGGAATAGGTTATTATATGTTAATTTACCACTATATTGTTCACCACAATTACTAGCTTTTAAATAAAGTTCGTAAAATAATTTTAAAGTAGGATATCCACTAATAGTTTGTCTATTTTGTGCATTTATAAGATTACTTTGTACCATTTCGTCAAATACTTCTTTTACTTTAATTTTAGAAGGTGGTTGATCTAAGAAATCTAAAGGATTTACACATATTGTTTTATTTACCACCTCACAAGTAACCCCACTACTAGTTCCTGTAAATGAAGAATGTGTAGTATTACCACAATGAGTACAATCCCCTTGTCCATCATTTATTTCTCTCCACGTACAACCACTGAGTGATTCGTTCCATACATAGTCTTTATCTAAACCTAAACCATATTTACCTTTATTTGACAATATTGTATTTAAATTTTTACAACATTCTTCAGTCATATCAGATGTTTGATTAAAGGTTTGTGCAGAAACTCCACTGATAATATCTGTTATTTCACCACCACTATATGGTGTTGAACCACTATAAACATATAAACCAAATAATGATATAGTACCATCACCTTCCTCAACAATTAACCTTTGATCGTTATTTAGATTTTCTCTATCTCCTATTACAAAAGTTTGTGTGTTACAATCATTATCTACAATTAATAATTCTTCACTACTACCACCTTTTTCAATTAAATCGTAATAACTTGCGTTTAATGAAGAAGGATAATCTGCGGTTAATGTATAATACTCTTCCTTTATATTTTCTACAATATTTTTTAACGTACTATTAAAAATTTCACAATCACTTAACATAGTACCAGTAGACGTTGCAGATAATGGGATACTATAACTTTGGGATGTTCCGCCAGTGTATAAAAATTCTCCTTCATAAGTTACACTATCACCACTGGTACACGGAGAAGGACATTCATCACAGTCTATATTTTTCCAAAAATTATAAACGTCACACTCAATAGACTTAGAAGGATCTATTTGGAATGATGCGGATTTAGAATTAATAATTAAGTCTGAATGATTAAAGTCATATTCAGTATATCTATACTCTAAATTTTGCCATAATCTATTTTGTGCAGTTATTTGTAAAGGAGTTGCACAAGTTACTTCATTTTTTTGACATTCACCATCTGGTAAATAACTAACGGGTTTTATACTATCACCCACATACACCCAAGATTTTCTATTATCTATAACACAACTCAATTCTGGTAAACCATCACCTGCAGTATTATTAAAAGGTAATATATCATATGTTTTATAATTAATTTGTATATTATCTAACAATAAACACACATTACATTCATATTGCTCCAACATAAATGATAAGAAAAATTGTTTATTAGGATATGCACCATTTAAATTTTCGATAACACTTTGAGGTAATTTTAATTCGAAATTTTGCCACTTCGGTTCAAAAACTGCATCTAAACCACTAAATCCTTGTTGTATCAATGCAACTGTTATTGAATCTTCTAAAAGGTTACTATAATATTGAGAACCTCCTATAATTACCCCACTATAATTTTGTGGATTAAATGTCCATATTGGATTACTATCATCCATAATTGGTAATGTTGTAAGATTAGTTACAATATCATTTGGAGGTATACTACCAATAGAATTATTATCTACTTCTAAATTAAAACTCAGTCTAAGTTCATCCATATAGTCAAATGCCGTAGCCATTTTACTTTGGACATACGATAAATAGTTATTATATCTTTGTAGATACCATTGTTGATATAAAGTATCTGTTTCATAATAAACTCCACTTCTTACTTCTTTTAATTCTTCTAAAAGTTTTTGAGTTAAACTTAAAGTTTCTCTACAACAATTTATTTGTTTTTTATCCCCTAATTCTTTTTCTAAATTACTTTTAACATCTTTAATATTTTTAATAATTTCCTCTTTATCTTTTTCCTCTACCTCTAATTCATTTTTAATTCTTTCTTTATCATTACTTATTTTAGTAAGTTCTTTTTCTATTTCTTCTTTCTTAATTTTTAATTTGTTTTCTACATTCTTTTGTGTATTAAGAATTCTAGTAACTTCTATTTTTTGTGGTGTAGATAAATCGGTAGTATTACCATTTCTTATTGTATCACTATCTACATCTAATATTTTAGCGACTATATCTACATTCTTTTGAATATTATTTTCTTGTTCAGTAGTAACTCTTAATTGTTCGTTCTGCTCATTTATATCCTCACAATACACTGTAGATTGTAATTCATCTATATTTCTTAATGTGAAATCATATTCAGTAGTTAATCTATCTTTAGTAACTAAATCATTATTACTTGTTGCTTTAGTTATTTCATCACTAATAACATTACTTTTTACACAGTTTTGATATAACTCTTGATATTTTTTTAATTCTTGCCCTAATTCTAATCTTTTTCTTTCAACACATCTATTATATGCGGTAAACACCACATCAGGATTATCAGATACACCATTAGTTTCTGTTCTACAAAACTCATCTACATTATAATTTTGTATTAATTTTATCTGATCTTGATATATATTACAATTTATTTTAGGTAAATTTTCTTCTTTTACTGAGTCAATAGCAATTGTTATTTCAGTGATATCATTGATTTGTTTTTCAATGTTTCTAAATTCACGTTCTTTAAGTGAGTACTCAGTTTCTAGTTCTTCTTCACTTTTTCTACTATCTTCTTTGTTCTTTTCTTTATCTACTTCTTCTTTAATTCTTTCTTTATCTACTTCTTTAATTAAATCACCTATTTTTTCATTCCTTTCAACACATATTGTAAGTTGAGTTTCCATTAAAGTTAACTGATTTATTAATCTCCAATATTCTTTTAAAATTTCACTATATCCACCTAATTTTTTAGGTACTAATAATGCACATACTTTTTCAGTAGTAATAATTTTATCAAAATCATCACAATAATTTTGTCCATTAAATATTTCATAGTTAAGACACTCATCATTTAAAATATTTTGTACTTCTTCAGTATATTGTAAAAGTTTTGACGCAGTAGATTTAAAATCATCATCTACCCATGAAGGAAAGTTAGTTGAGGTTACACCTACTTTATATACTTCTCTTAATGTATTATCAAAATCATTTTTAATGGCTCTTACGTTTTCAAAATTAACTTTACCCCAACTTTCTTTATTAACATATTCTCCACCATATGCCGTACAACATTCACCATCTTCAATAGTCTGTTGAATTCCCGGTGTTTGCCATACTTGTATATTATTAGTATCCCAATAAGGTATTAAGTTAGGTATTCCATCTTTATCTGGTTTAGTTAAATCTAAAGATTCTTCAGAATTTGGAACAATATCAGTATCTATATATAATACATTTTTTTGTAATATATTTTTATATTCTTCTGATTGTGTAAAAACTATAAAGTTCCTACAATCTAAATTATAGATACTATTAGTATATAAATCTAAGGGAAGTGGACAAACTTCAATTCCTGCACAATTAATAAGTGACTCTGCGTCATACTTAATCATATAATCAAACTTAATAGTTACTTCATTACTTTCAGTATTTTCAGGTAAGAAGAAACCATCCGATCCATTACTTCCAAAAATTAATTTTACATCCGTTGTATCATCACATGGTGTATGAGTAGGTTCGATACATGCATTAAAAGTAGCACCATTAGTGAAACTGTTAGGTTGTCCATTATAAGGTACAAGTTCATTATTTGCGGGATTTATCTGAAATTCTCCAAAAGCATAACCCTTACTCAAACAACATTCTTTATATAAATCTGCACCGCTTTCAGAAGTCGATTCCCAATTCAATATTGAACTATCGTTTCTATCCACAGGTGTAAATGTTATTCTACCATATTGATCTACAGAAGAAAGTTTCCAATTAGTAATATCTTGTAAGTCAGGATTACCAAAGGGTGAACCAAAATCTGTAGTTACTTTATCTCCTTTATTGTCTTTTATGCCTTTATTGTATACACCTTTTCTATCTTTTATTACACTTATTTCATCTCCTTTAGTTGTTACTGCATTTAAATTACTACCCGGTACGTATTTAGTATAACCCTTTTCTAATGCTGGTTGGATGGTACGTGTATTTTTTACATTTAATTTTTGTTTTTGTGTAGATAAATCAATTTTTCTTTGTTCTAAATTTATTTTTTCTAAACGTAAATTAGATTTTTGTTTGTTAGTTAAAGTTCTACTATTTTCTATTTTTTTAGTTACTTCTTTTTGTTCTTTATTTATCGTTTCAATTTCTTTATCAATACCTTTAGTAGGATTGTATAACTCTCCTTTACCACCTTTTCCAGGTTTAGGTCTAGGAGATGTACTATCATTAGGTTTAGTCTCATCAATTGGTAATTCTCCCACATCATTTTGCCTTCCTCTACAATAAACTACACTAGTAACACTACCATCTTCTTGTGTTATATTTACATAATAATGATCAAAACCATAGTATGCACAACACTCTTCACTAGAAATTAAAGTTGTGGATTTACCGTCACAATCGATAGGTTTAAAATATTTAGGGAAACTAGGTACATCCTTACCTGCCCTCACTTCTGCTAAATAATTATCCAATGCATTTTGAGGGTTATTTCTTGTACTTTGACTAAATGATTGTTTGTAAGTAGGGTAAATAATACCTTTATTTCTTTTAACATAATTCATTGCAGACACCCCTTCACTAATTAAACTAATACCGGTTGTATTAGGTATATAACCTACCGGTTTACTATTTTTATCATATACTACATAGGGAGCTTCATTTTTACTAATTCGAGTTGTAAACTCAGTGTTATTTGCTTTAGATTTAAACCCAAAATAAAATTCTCCTGCTTCTGTTAATTGATAACAACCAGAAATACCATTACTTTCACCTACACCACTTTCTAAACGTAGTCTGGTTGTACAATCTTGAAGAAACTTTATTCTACTTTCTTCAGAATCAAATCTTACCCTATTAGATTGTCTAATACATTTATCCTCATATTGTGGTACTGGTTTAGTTGATGGTCTAATTTCTATTATATTATCAGGTACTGCATTTACTCCCTCTATTTCCCACACAACTGCCTCACCTGTAGTATTAATTGGTTTACCTATACATGGGGGTTCTTTAGCACAAAATAAAGATTCTTGTCCACTTTGATTTATATAAGAAAAATACTCTCCACCTGCTGCAACACAACATTGTGGGAAAGAATCAAAATTCACTTGATTTCCATTTTCGTCTACAAAATAAATTAAACCATCGTCCTCAACCATAGTATATTGTTCACATGGGTTTTGAACTACTTCAATACTATCACAGTCAAAATTGATACATATTTCTAAAGCATCATTATCATTTCCATTTCTACTACTAATTTCCTTGTTTAAATTATTTTTTGCGACAATATAATTTTGTTGTACTCTAAACCATTCAGGAGAATAAACTAATTCACAATTTTCTTTAATTAATTCTACCCATGCATCATATTCTTCTTTTGCTTGAATACATAAATCTTGAAATATGGTAGTCCCACCGGAGATAGGGGGTGAAGGTACTATTGAAAATTCAATTTCAAGACCTTCCGTTATAATTTGATTATTTAATGGATTAATAGGGGTGATATATAAAATATCATTATCTATTGTACCGTTAATAAAACCATCATTATAATTAAAAAATTGGTTTTGATATATGGTGTTACCTGTTAAGGTAATAAAATTACTGGTTATATCATTGGGGTAAATAGATGTAGTAAACTGATTCATATAAAAAGAACCTCTATCATAAGGTCCTTCATGTGCATTATTACCTTCGGTTATGTCTATTGGTGGGTTTAACCCACCTGTTTCTCTATACCAACCACCTTCTTTTTGAAACCAACTAGTGTCATATATTGGAGATGGGGGTGTAGTTGTATTATCAAACCCAATTAAAACTTTTTCACCATTAGGTGTAGGTAATGGATAACCATCACTATCAAATGGTAAGTCTTTTAAATCAGAACTTCCTGTATAAACATATAACATACTTTTAAGTTGTGATATGTTTACTGGTTTATCTGCTAAAACAATATATTCATCAAAATTAACTAAAGATTCAGGTGCACCAATAAATCTAAATAAAAATTCTATTGCTTTTCTAGCACCTTTACTTTTCCATAACCATGCAACATTTAAAATTAATCTTCTATATAATTCTATATCTATTTCTTCTAAACTAAGATTGGTGGATGTACCACTCATTAAACCAACTCCATTACTGGGTAAAACATTTTTTAGTATATTTGCATCAGTTAAAAAATCAAATTCACCAAACCCTAACATATTAGCTAAATCTTTAACTAAACTATCCGGTGTATTATTTTTCTTATCATAAGTTATAACATGTGCAAATTTAATACCATCAATATATTTTTTAATTTCATCGAATTCTATACCATAAATTCTTAATAGTTTTGTTGCTTTTGCACCATCTAATTCTAAATCTTCAGATCCGTCACCAGATGGTAAAGTATCAAAACCTGTAATAACTTCTGCAGTGTATTTTCTTTTTATAATATCAGTTTTAAATTTATCTAAATTTTCACCAATAGAAATTAAATTATTAAGATAAGTTACATAAAGTCCATCAAAGAAATTCAAATTATAACCATCACTTAATATTGGAAAGGTTAATTTTTCATCACTATATACAATTACACCTTGACTAGTTTCTTTAGGAGTACTGAAAGTAGCCGTATAAATAGGATAAACATTTCTATTTAAAATGTTTTTTTCTAAATTATTTAATCCAGCAAAGAAATTTTCAGATTGTATTTCATTAGGTTTAATAAAAAATGGTATAGATGCATTTGATGCTCCATTTAAAAAAGTAAACTGTGAAAAATTTATACCTGTTATTTCAGGAAATGGGTTTCCGTCTACAACTACTCTAATTATCCCATTTGTTGTAGTGGTAGAACCGGTTAAAAATTTAATTTTTTTACTTATTCCATTGTGTTCTACAACATAATTTTTATGATTCAAAGTTAAATTTCTCAAAGGATTAGAAGTGTCTTCATCAGAAGTATTTTTCCTATCCACTGTATATTTTATATTAAAAGGATTGTTAAAGTAATTTGTGTTAATATAAAATGTGGATTCATCACTTAAACTATCATAACTATAGTTAGTAATATTATTACCACTAACTGTACCTATAACATTATCTACATAAATGGCTGCCGGAAAATATTCATTGATATATTCTAAAGATACTCTTATTTTCTCTTCTGCAGAACCATAGAGTATATAACTTAATGGGTTAGTAATGTCTAAATTTAACCCTGCTTTTTGATTTTTTTGTACTTTTAAACTTATCTGTTGTCCATCATCTAAATCATCTAAACTAAAAAAATCAGAATAAGTTCCTTGATTATAAGTTTTATTTAATTTAGGACTTAAGTTAGTAGTAACTTTAAAATTACCCAATGTAAATAAAGGTGTACCCCCTTCATTAGTTAATTGTAAACCTACTAAATCATCACTAAAATCTCTATATTCTATACCACCATCAAAAAATTTTCTTTTGGCATAACCAGTTACTTTAATAACCTTATTAGAGTTATTATTAGTTTGATTATTATTTTGATTGTTATGTGGCATTCATATTAATACTATACATCTGTTATATCGCCAAATTCCTTACTAAAATCTGGGTTTTGTAATTCTTCTCTAACCTCATACAATGGTTTACCTGTAAATTGGTCTTTGATTTCAAATAATACATATTGTTTATAAATTTCATCTTCAAAGTTGTATATAGTATAAATACCATCATCTAAAGATTTTGTTTGGTTACCATAAAGTGCATATGCTAAGGTTTCGTCATCATATTCTACCATTTCAACTTCTAACATAATTGGGTTGAAGAAAGTATTAGTAATTATAATTTCTTGTCCCGGTTCACCAATATAAGGTAACACATCGGGTTTAATTGATGGTGCAGATGAGGGTGTTAGTGTACAAAAAACTAAATCAGAACTATCATCAAAAGAATAAGATGCGACTTGTGCTGACGCATTACTCAAATTTTCTGCTACAGATAATACTCTATTATTAGATGTAATTATTCTGAATAAATTCTGCATCTTTTTTTGTGAACTATTAGTGTTAGTTGTAAGATATTCAATTCTATATCCAACTAATTTACCATTTTCAAATTTAACTTTATCTGATGCATCAATATTAGGATCGTTAATTTGTAAAACCACACCAATAATATCAGGACTACTAGATAAAACTCCACAAGCTTGTATAGTGGTTCTTATTTGTTTAGGTCTTATAATGATATTATAAAAACCTTTTGCAGTAAACTCATTAGTAGGTAATTTAAGTGTATATGCACCCCCTAAAATTTCACTACCATCATTTGGGTTATTTGTTGGTACTAATACTTGTGAAGGGTCTAAACTTAATAAAGTACTTTCACTACTGTTATTACCTCTAGTAGGACTAAAAGAATATAAAATTTCTACGTCCTCTACCGATACATCTGCCGGTCTTATTGTTCCATAATTTCCTGTTGCCATAATTAATTTTTTTTATGTTCTTATAAATCCTCCCCTATTTGTGTCTATATCATTAGTTGTTTTTATTTCACATAATAGAGCATGTCTTTCAAAAATGTCCGCCACACCTCTATTAATAAATACTTCACTATCAACTTCTGGTTTAAAAACTAAACCTAAATATTCTTCTTGTTTTGTTAATGCGGATAATGTTACATTATTTTCGTTTATACTATCCAAATCACTATAAAATTCTGTTTTTAAATATCTTTTTAAATTACCTTCCTCATCTATTGTGTTAGCATATTGATTTAAAAAAGTAATAAAATGAACACCCGTATTATTTACATCATTTTTATCAGCATTTAATACATAATGTACTTTTTCATTATCTTGATTAATAACACCCGTAAATATTAAGTCAGAATTACCTGTCATATCTAAATTATTTACATATATGGGATTACCTGTAACAGGATCAACTCTGTATGAAGATACATTTGGTAATTTTCCATCATCACTTGTACCCCTAACTTTTATAGAAGGATTAATGTAAAAGGATAAAGGTGCTGCAGGAAATCTACCATAGGTAAAAGAATTAAAATTACCTAAGTCTGTTGGTCTTTGAGTTAAATAAGGTAGTAAAGGTTTAAATGGCGCATCAGTAAATATTCCTTGATCATCCATTTTTTGAGTCAAAAATAAATTTAAGTTAATAGTTTCACTAATTATATCACCATAAGTATCATTAGATTCTCTACTAACATAATTTTCTATACATCTTTTTAATCTTATTATATCCATTAGTTTCCTATATTTGGTTCTATTTGCCAAAAAGTTAAGTAAGGCAAATCTGATAACCCACTCTGTGGGTTTAGGTTTATTCCTCCCGGTCCACCGTTAAATGCGGTTTGCTGGGAATTAGGTTCAAATCTATACTTATAAATTCCATTATCATTTTTCAATACCACTTTTAAAAATCTATTATCATTAATTTCATTAAAACTCAATGTATTATAATTTACAGTCTTTTTTGAATAATGTAAAGTAGACTGCCCATTACCTGCATTTTGAAAAGTAACTTCTAAGTAGACAACATATTCTTGATTAGGTGCATTATCCACTAAATCTTGAAACCAATAAAAGTAAAATCCTTCATGTACCGTTTCAGGTTCTAAAGTTGCATCCCCTAACACAAAACTAACTGGACATTCGTCCTTTGGTAGAACAAATCCATAGTCATTTTTTTGATCGTTTAATATCTGTGTGTATATGTTAGTAGAATATATTAAATTATTAGGTAAATCTTTAGAATCATAATAATTAAATCTAACAAAACTACTCATTAATCTTTCTGTCCTACAAAACAAATCATCGAATCTAAAACCTATATCACCATAAGGAGAAGCACCATTGTAACTAGGTGGATTACTATAAAAATACCCATTACTTTTTTCTACAAAAAAGTTCATATTAATTTTAAATTTTCTTATAAGATTCCAATTATTGTCTGCCGGAAAAAATCTTACTTTTTTATAATCAATAATAGGATTAATGCTTTTTTCTTTTTCATCGTCTATTAATTTAGTTTTAATTAACTCTGTATTATCCACAGGTGTAAAATCTAGATTAATGTTTAAATTAATAGAAGAACCAGATACACTTATATCCCTAATTGGTATTTTATATTTATTAACAGTCATCAGTAATGTTTTGATTTTGTAATGATGAATAATCTACACATCCTCCTGGTGTGTCTCTCTCACCTAACTCATATTCTCCAGAGTAGGTTATAAATCTTATATCTACTGTAGTAGGTGAAAGATTAGGATCTAATAAATTAACTGGTGCACCGCCCGGTAAAATACTTATTAAATCTTCTACTTCATAATCAAAGAAAGTGGGCTCACCAACTAAAGATAAAAATTTATCTTTTTCTGAAGGTAAGTTTACATCTTGTACAGTAAAGTTAACTATACAGGGAGGATCTTGTCTATATAAGTAAAAAGTATTTTCTAAATATAAATAATGTGCACCACTTTCAAAAGGATAGTCCACACCCCTACCATTACCATCTATAAATCCAATTTCTAAAAAATCTCTCCATCTATAAACTTTAGATTCTTTTGTTAAAGGTCGTGTTTTTAAAATACCTGTAGGTAAACTCTCAGTATGTGCAGAAAATTTTAAGTGTGAATAATCTGGAATATTTAAAGTATTTTGTGTATCACCCTCCTCAATATAATCGGAAAATTCCCTAATTATTATAGGAGTATGAGGATTATAAATATAACCTTCTCTTTTATCTACTTTTTCAGAATCTATTAAGTTTAAATTTTGTCTATAAACCGTATTTATTCGGTGAAATATATTTTCTAATGAAATTTCTTTCAATAGACTTTCATTATATTCTACAATATCGTTATCAAATATCTCATTACTTTCATCTATATTAGTAAAATAAACTTGTGGGTAATTAGGATCCCCATTTGGATAATTAGAACTAAATGCCCTTATATTGTAATTAACGTTAACATTTTGTTCGGTTTCATATCCGGCAGCAATAGGCATCCAAAATCTATTTTTTATGTCATCTGGTAAATTTTTTTGTTTGTCTCTCCAATAAACATTATTAATAGAAGAATAATCACTGTCATTATCATTTTTAACAATAGTAAAAAATAACTCACTTAATGGTCTACCTAAATTATCTCTCAACCCTTCAACATCTATATCTTTTTTAAAATAAAAACCTGCTTTTCTATCATCAAAATAATTAACTCCATATGCTGCAGGATATATATCGTAATCTTTTTCCACTTCTGTTAACGATTTTAATCTTCTTACATAGTATTCAGATTCTATGTCATCTACCACTCTTTTTATCGTAGATGTACCTAAATTAAAGTCTATATCTGCAGGATTAATATCTATCACAAATATTCTATTTAAATTACTATTTTGTTGATCCCCTAACTTAGTTACAATAAAATTTCTTTCATCTAAATATAAACCATTATTAGTATTATCTACAAAATTATATAGTTTAATTTCGTCTTCAGCATTTAATCCATGATTAATTGGTGTCTTAAAATAAACATAACTTCTATTATTAATTTTAACAGTTCCTTTTTCAATAATTTGAATTCCATCTTTTAAAGAAATACCATTATTATTTTCTACTAAATTAATATCTCTTGTATCAAATGGATAAGTAATTTTTAATAAATAGTTTTGTTTACCATCATCATCAATCATTAATAATCTATTGTAACCAGGATCAAAAGTTTTAAACTGACACGTGGAAGATTCATTGTCATTTTGAATTTGTGCTTCATCAGTGTCAGGTGGTTCATAATAACCATACCACCCATCATTAACAAAGATACTGTTGGCAGGTATTATTTTACTAGATATATTAGGTGTAATACTATTTGGTAGAGTTTCATCAACTAACCTTACATTTTCATTATATAAACTATTACTAGCCATAGTATTTAATGTACCATAAAATCTATATTTATTACACTCTCTTCTTTCTTTTTCGAATTGTTCGTAACTATTAACTATTGTTTCTTCATTACTTAGTGGTATAATTTTATTACTATTCTCTAAATTTAAAGGAACATGTGAAGTTACATTTACCGATCTAACTGATTTTTCTTTATTTAATAATATTTTAAATTTTTCATCCATTACTTATAAATATTTTCTAACTTATTTTCATAAAACCATCATTATTATTTCCTAAAGAAGAATAAGCCATATAAACATTATACGTACCTATTTGTAAAATACTAAAAGAATAAGTTATTGTTTCATTTTCATTTGCAACTACCGATTGATTAGTTCCGTCATTAGTAATAGCTTGACCTCCTGCACCTAATGAAGAAGTTTCTCCATACTGTGAAATAACACTAGTAGACACAGGATTAGTTGTTCCATTATCATAAATATTAAATGTCCCACCACCCATTGACGGTCCAGAAGATGGAGTTGATCCACCAAATATTTCTATTTTTAATTGGGCAGGTACAGAAGTAACAGTAATAGTAGTAGGACTTATTTGTCCTACATTATTAGTTTGGTTAGTAGAATAGACATTTGTATTACCTACAGTAGTAATACCATTTACAGTATAGTCAGTTATTGGGGGTGCAGGTGTACTTACCCCCCCACCTGCACCAATACCTTTATTTACTATTGTATTACCAACCACAATAGCAACATCATTAGCTGCACTTGTTTCAGTAGCACTTGCAATTTGTGCCTCTCCCAAACAACTTCTTAATACAGTAAATTTATTTTGTTCTATATTCCTAAAATTAGGTTGGTTATATGTGTTTTGTGCTGCGTCTTCATTATTACCTAAACCTTGTAAAGTTACTTCACTTATAATATCTGCGAAAAATAATGAAACTAAGCGGTGTAATGCAGTTTTTCCTGGTACTAAACCAAAATAATGATAATATGGTGTTTGAGATGTACTATACATAACCCCAAATTTATTAGGTATATTTTTATTATCAATGTCTGATTCTGTAGGGAATTTAAGTAAAGTATCCGGTGTATTACCATTCCACCCTGCCCCATAAAAATATTGTCCATTATTTTTTAAACCACACCTATCACCTGTAATAAATTCATCACCATCATTAATAGTTTCGGGATAAATTATATTATCTATAATAAATTGTGTATTACTAGCTAATGTGACTGTTGGGTATGTTTCATATAAATTATCAAATTCATTAGAACCAGGTCTCATATAATTTACATTTAAATCATTATCTCTATAAGTACTAAATCTTCTACAGAAATAGTCTCTAATTTGATCGTCATGATCATAATATGTGAAACAAGGTTGTATTTCCATCCCTAAATCATTATCATCAATTAAATCAACACCTATTTGTGATTGTACAACACCCGCAGTGGTATTTAAACAATTAATTTTTGCACAACCAAAAGAAACATATGCTCTAAGATTAACTACACCATCTTTATCTTCTACTTCTGTTACTGTTTTAGGATTTGTACCAGTCATTTTATATTTCATACCTTCTTCACTAACTTTAGATGTGGTAGGTTCTAATTCTCCAATAATAAAAGGTACATCATCTATATCACAATTAACTGAACTACCCATTTCAACTAAATCTGTTGGGAACATTAAGTTTGCTTTATAAAATTCTCCATTGGTTGTTTCATTAAATGCTGGATCACCTTTTTTAATTATTGATGCATAATATATATTACCATCTTGATATTTTACTATACCATGTTTTATATTTCTATCGTTATATGGTTCATGTCCATAACATTTACATTGATTGGTACAACCTTGCACACCTGAACTACAAGGAGAAGTACATCCATTTGGTGGGCAAGCACTATTAGGGTTAATTGTATATGGACCTTCTTCAGGTGGACCGTCTTGACTTTCAAAAGGGTTACCATCTGGATTATTAAATGGATCATTGACATCGGTTGGTAAGCATCCTATATTATCCCTAAAATATTCTTCTTTTTCTACCTTATATACAGTATTACATTTATTCTTATGGTGTGCATGACCACCAACATTTTCCCACCCATTTATTCCAGTAATTGGATCTTCTACTTTAATATATTTAGGTTTACCATGTGGTCCAGGAAAATCTTTAGTGGTTTTATTATCATTCATTCTAATAGTTATTCTACTATTATTTTGTAATGCTTGTTCTACTGCAGGTTCACTAAATCTTAATGTACATCCATATCCTGTATCAACAAATCTTCCAGCAAATTTCAATTCTTCTTTAGCCGACGCTAATGCTAATGCTTGTGCGGCAGAAGCATTTTGTCCCGCCACATATTCCCCATACCATTTAGTTACATATCTATAACTTCCTCTTAATTTAGCTTTACAACCACCCACTTCAATTTCCGCTTCTTTACTAACTGTATTGTTTTTAACTATAATTCTATAACGAGTATAGGTTGGTGGTTGTTGGTAATCTGGTGCACAATCATAGTCACAAAATTTATCTTTTCTAACATCACCTCTACCTTTTTTTCTTTTTCTTACCTTATACTTTCTCTTTATCAATGGGAAATATAATGTACCACTAACCCAATCATTATAAAACTCAAATTGTAACATATTTAAAAAAGTAGCCACACCCTCTAACTTACAAGCCACCCAATCTCTAATTTGTGGTGTAGTCCACCCCGAACATTCTTTACAAGAAAATAAATCAACATATGTGTCATTACATTGAGAGGACGCAAAAGGACTTCTTATACAAGATGGTCTAAAAGGACCGGTACCTGTCTCTTCAGGACATTTTAAAGAAATGAGATTAACTTTACCACAACATTTACTACAACAAAATATTTCTTCTCCGGTAACGGGATCTGATTCACCTGCTGCAGGAACCATTTCCGTACATTTATTTAATTTTCTACATAGTTTATTACTTAAAAAATTACAACTTTGAGGATTAATGTTATTACCGTTATCATCTTTCATACAACTATGTTGTTGTGAAGGATTATTAGGTGCACATACATTATCACATCTTTTACATAAAAATCCGGCAAAAATACATTTACGTTTAAAACATATCTTACCCTTTAAACATAAATTAAATAACGTATAACCAAATAGTGAAGGTGACCATTGAAGTACTATAAATTGCGCATCCGGAATACATGGGTTAGAAAAGTTACAATTAGTATCGGAAAAGGCGAATTTAATACCACAAATTAGTGTAACATTACAGATTGCCGTAACTAAACCATTAATAATATTTAATATCCCATTGATAAAAGCAACTACAATACCAATAAATTGTAATAATACACATAAAATAGTATATATTGGGTTTATTTTAGTAAATAACCTATTAATTGGAAATTTATTAACACCAACCCCATCTAGTATCCTCTTTATTCCTATGAAATTTCTATTTCTATCTTTTTTGTTTGATTGATATCTACCAATATATTGTTTAACTGTATATACTTTTTTCCATCTTAAAGTATAAAAATCCTCAAGATAATTATATTGATTAGTAGTGTCCGCAGAATATGGTGTGTTTTGAGTAAATGTAGATAATTGTTGATTGATTTGATAAGGTTGTTCTTCTTGCATCTCTTCTAAATCATAATTGTCAAATTTATAGTTACCAGTTAAATTAGGGACTAAATAATTCGCTCGTTGTCTTAGTCTCTTATCTTGACTAGTGGCATCCATACTAATTCTAAATCTAAAATCTGCTTCAGTTGCAATACCTTTTATACCATCAGGACTAGGAACTAAATTACCAAACTCATCGGTTACTACTTTTCTTAAATTCATCGGTAATTGCATTGCAAAAGTACCATTTTCATCTATAGCATCTTCTGGAACATCATACTTTTCTATGTCACCGTCAATTGTTCTATATACTGCCTCTACTTGCCCTTCACCCGTAATCATTTCATCCATCTGACCCATTTTCTTACGAGGGCGACAATTTTTATTTACCGAATCTTTTTCATCATCAGATATAACACTACCAAAAAACATTGCGGTAGGTATCAATTCTAAAGAATCAATACTTATATCTTTTCTTGTAATACCTAATACTCTTCCCGTACTTAAACTATCACACCAAAAAGGTTCTACTTGAATGTTTATATTTGCACTAACTATTTGAGTTAAACTATCTAAATTTCTACTACTTTTATATTTAAAAGGGGATTGAAATTGTTCTTTAGGTATACCTTGTTCGATTAATTCATAAGGTCTCGCAGAAATAAAACCAATATCACTGACATCCATATCATAATGAAGTATTTGATTTCCTGTGGGAACACCAAATAATATAAAATCACCAGATTCATTAGTAGTGGTAGTATATTTATAATACCTCTCATAAATCTCTAAATTAGTTTTATCATCTAAAATACTAATTTTATCAGGAAAAGTTCCTACTGGTGTGTGACTTAATTTTTGTTGTGTATCAGGTAATAAATTATATCTTATTCCATTAACATTTTTTTTATCCGGTGTAGGACTATCGTAAGGGTATAATTGTTCTACAATAGGGTTATCTGAATTTCTTGGTATAAATATAGATACTTTTACGTTTGGTACACCAAAACCATTATTAATAATTACTCTACCCGCAACAACTCCATGATTAGAACAGAAGTTTCCATAAACATCAGATTGTTTTATTTTTAAACTTAGAATCTCTAATAAGTCAAAATCTTGTTTAAGTTCGACTTTAACATATTTATCCTCTCCATTTGGTGTTGTTCTTATACGAACAGATTTCGACATAATTATTTTTATTCATTTTCTTCGTTATTTTCTACAACACCTACTCCCTCAAACATTTCTGCAGTATAAGTGGGTGTATTTTCAAACTCTTTTTCTCTTTTTTTCTTTTGTGCGTTACTTTTCTTTACATTAATATTTTCTTGTGTTTTTTTCATCTTACTTCTCCAATAAGTTGACCATTTACTTCTCATTCTGTCAAACCATACTGGAGTAAACATAGTAAAAATTAATTGTAAACTGAGTGCACAAAGGATAAATGGTAAAGCGGCAATTATAACTACAACAGTAGTTAATTTTAAAAGTATATTCATCTCATTGAATTGTCCATTAGCAACTTTATCAGGAACTAATTTTATTTCAGTTCCGTTTGAATTATCATAAGCTTCGTTTTTTTGTTTACATGTGTTACATCCCATAATTTCTATTTTTTTTAAAACTAATTCATAATAGTAAAAAAGTAACTATTTAAACCTTACTTTTATATCTCTATTTGGGAATTTAATCTCAAACATTGCATCAGGTTCACCAAATAATGTATAATCATCTGAAATATCTATTTGTTTACTTGCATCATCAGAATAAGGTTGGGATATTTCATTTAACGAATACTCCCCACCTACTTTATTAAATATTTTAATGTCAGTAACATTAAGTACTCCACCAACATTATTAATATTTTCTATTAATTGTGCTAAATAAACGTTCTGTCCCATTTCCCAATTATTAATATCAAAATATTCTTCTACCGATTCTATTACGTCAGACATAATTTCACCTTTAGAAGTAGTTTTATCAGTAAATAAAGATATTTCAAAAGAAAGATTTATAATTCTACCATCTTTGATTGTAACATAGTCATTTAACATTCTATAATTTGATAGGTATTCCGCAATATTTTCTTTTAATGTGTCAGTAGATTGGTTAGTTAATTGACTATTTTCATTTAATGCTAATATAGTTACATTGACTTTATTTCTTTGTTCCCATACTCCAGTTCTAAATGGAATACCAAATTTACCTGGCATTAAACTTATTCTTGATAAATAATCTTTTATTGTGACACACCTATTTTGTGCCGCAAAATTGTATTTAACTAATTGTCTTATTTCGTTTAACGAAGGTTGTTCTTTTCCACCAATTGCAGGTATTGGGTTATTAGATGTTAAACTATTTCTTACGTTTAAATTAATTGTTGCATCCTCTCCGGGTGTAATCATAAAAACATCACCCAATCCTTTTAATACATTGGGTCCGATATTACTATCAGCGCCCCCACCAATTCTATATTTAATGTACATAGTCCTACCAGGTACTGGTATTACACCTAATGAATCATTATTAACAAAATTACCTATTTCATTTATTTGTCCTCTACAACCAATAAAATCATTTAATTCTGACGTATCTATTTCACCACCACCAAAAGTTATTTTACAAAATCCATTATCAGTATATTCCGTTATAAATCTTTGAGGTATATTTTTCCATCTTCCCGGTAAAATACCTTCGGTTGTAGTTGGTGTATTAGGATCTTCTATAAACTTTTCGGCTTCCGCCAGTGCACTTACTTCATAATAATTATTATTAAAGTCACTATATTCTTTAAGTGTTGGTGGTGTAGTTAAATTAGTACCTTCTAATGTAATAATATTTTCAATAGAAAGAACGTTATCTTCAGGTAATATTACCTCAAAGAAAGGTTTATAATCGGGTCTAGAAATAACTCTTTTATATTCTTTAGTAATTCCGTTGATAACTAATGCTTGTTTAGTTAATTCATAATTATCTACACCTCCTGATTCATTAAACTTTGGTATTACCGTTCTATTAGGTATACCACTACTACTAAATGGAGATGAAAAGTCTAAATCCATAGGTAATTCAAATACTTTACCCGCTCCGGTAACTTGTGTACCTTTTAAAAGAATAGGTGCATAATTATAATCAGGTCTATCACCATCTTGTTCATCTACTGGTACTGTAACAGATAAATTAGCAATAGTTATACTAGGTCTGTTTCCAGGTATTTTTAAACCAAAAGTTCTTGCTAATTCTAATAAAGAAGATCTTTCTTGTGCGTAGTTTATTTGTGTTTCATTGAACATTCTATCCGTATGGAAAGATAACATATCTCCCACTGCAGCATTTAGTTCTAATAACATCATACCAACTGATGCATCATTAAAATCTGAAAACACTTCAGGATAATATTGTTGGATGAAACCAATTAATTCTGCCCTTACTTCAGCAAAATTTCTACTATTATAATTTACTTTCTTTTTCATAATTAAAGTGTTATCTCTAAAATATCGGAAGATGCGAAAGTACCATCAATTACCGTATATTTTAATTCTACTATTATTAATTCTTCTATTTCATTTTTCTTAAAATCTATACTATCCACCACTAAATTGGGAATGTATCTTTTTATTGTTTCATTTAAGTTATCTTTAATTTCACTATGTGTAATATTATCGTTAGGTTGAAATATAAACTTCTTCAAATCACTACCGAAATCAGGCATATATAGTCTTTCGCCTTTATTAGTTAATAAAAGATGTAATAAATCTGCTTTAATTGCATCTTTATCAGTTTGGTTTAATTTAAAATAAAAACCCTTTTCACTATTTCTAAAAGGGAAATCAATATTTATATATCTTACATCTGCCATATGTATATAAATATTCTACAATAAATTTTTTAAAAGAAAAGGTTATATAAAAAAAAAAGGTATCGAAAAGATACCTTTTAAAAAATTAAATTTTATTAACTATTAAGTGATTTCACACGCACCACCGGCACAAGCTAACTCTCCACTTAAATTTGTTTCATCTTGTTCTTCTATAACATTTGATAAATCTATCTCATTTAAAGTCTTCATCATTTTTTCATATTCTTCTTTAGTACAGTCTTCAAATGGTGCCTGAACATATGTTCCTCCGTTATATGGTAATACCGATAAACCATTATAATGTTTTCTATTTTTCCACATCCATTCACCTGCTAACTCCCAGTCTTCATCTTTTAAAGAGATAGTTGCAGAAACATTATGTGAATTAGAACCACTATTATGTCCATTTTTTACCCATTCTGTAGCCACTTTTTTAACTCTTTCTAATAAATCAAAAGGTGATTCAGTTCTTAATATAGAACCTTTAGGTGCTTTTTGTGGAATAGAGATAACTGCAGTATCGTGTCCTCTAAAATAATCATCTTCTACAAGTTCTGGATGATTATTAAGTAAATATGTATACATAGACTCATTTTTACCAACTCTAACTCTTCTAATGTAGTAATCGTTATGCCATGCATGAATTCCAGAAGATGTTCCTAATGTAAGTGATGTTGTACCAGCAGGTTTTACAGTAGTTGTTCTTGCGGATTTATTTATTCCAATCAATTTAGCTACTCTACTGTTTTCTTTTTTAACTACTTTAGCTGCTTCTTCCATATCATATCCTAATACTCTACCAGAACCGATACCTGTCATACTAACACCAATTAATGCTTCTTTCTCAGTAGTTTCTTGCCAAATATCTCTTAGATAATGGAAATGTGTATATCCTGCCTGTAATGTACCAATAAATGCTGCTGCTTTAACTCTATTATTTAAGTCTTCTTGTGATTCAATATTTGATACATTTACTTCACATAGGTTACAGAATTGGTAAGGTCTTAAAGCAATCTCACAACAAGGATTTGTACCCCAATCTTTGTCATTATTGAAATAGATTCCTGGTTCACCTGAACCACTTAACTCTACCCTTTTCCATAAATCTAAAAAGAATTCCTTAGTAATCTTATGCCTCATTAAACAAGCTGAGTTATTAGCCCTACCTCTTTGTGGATTTGTTTCCCACCAACTACCAGACTTACAACCAATCATTGCTTGATCGTCTGCACTAAATAATGATATTAATGCCGCTCTTCTTATCCCACCTGCTAATACTGCATCTGCAATATGACAAACTATATCATGTACTTCCAAAGTAGTTAATTGTTCACCATCTTCTTTTTCACTTAGAATACCTCTTATTTTAACAATACACTCTTTAAGTGGTTGAGGTCCTGGTGCTTTACCACCTGAAGTTACTAATCTAGCACCTTTAGGTCTAATATCGGAGTAATCAAATTCTATTCTTGAACTTTTACCATTTAAATATGATTTCATTAAAAGTTTTATTGCATCTGCCCAACCTTCTATCGAATCACTAATTAAAAATCTTTTTGTTCTTTTAGGATATGGTTTATTAACTGGTGGTAATTTTTCTACGTGATGTTTTTGTACAGAATAACCCACACCTGTACCACCTAATAATAAAAACATACATTCACTAAATGAATCTATATGATCTATAGGCATATATGCACAATTATAAATTCTGTTAGGGGAAATTTCTATCGGTTTTCCACCGAATTGCATACTTCTCATCGAAGGTAATACTTTTTTATCATACACATATTGATATGCTTCATCTATTTTGTCTGCAATGTGAGGATATCTCTTTTGGTGCATTTCTTTATTACGTGTAACTAATTCTTCCCATGTTTCTCTTCTGTTTAATTCAGGTAGATATTTTGCATATTTCATATATACAGTAATATCTGATAAAATTTTGCTTGATAACTCCATTTTTTTTAATACTTAATTTAAATCTTATTATTAATTTTCCCCCAGTCCAATCTCTCTTTTCTTTTTCATAGCATCTATAACCAATTGAGATTTTCTTTTTTCTTCACCATTTTGGTGTTCTAAGAATGAAACGTCACTAGATATACTAGTATCAATTTTTAAAGATCCGTTATCAAACAATATGTCTTCGAAAATTATACCGTCTTTACCAAATCTAGATTTTAAAATAGCCATAGTAGCCGTTCCTTCTTCTTTTTGTTCTAATGTTTTAGCTACTGAGATAATAAAGTGTCCAATTTGTCCTTTTTTAATTGAACCACCTATCATATCTGCTTTCACTACATCCGCACCTATAGAACTTCTATTACCTTGTACTGCAGTCCACCCAACAACATCTAATTCTGAAATCATAGTTTCAAACTGTCTCATAACGTTTCCTTCACCCGCATATTCATCTTTAAATTGTTTAGTGGGTACAACACAATCCATATAATCAACAAAAACTACATCAGGTTTTGTACCATTTGATGTTAGTTTTCTTAAGTATTGTTTTATATGATTAATTGTTGTGCCATCGCTCGGCATTTTCTTTAAAATTAGGTTTCCTTCTTTTTCCCTAAACTGAGGTAATAAAGCTTTAACCTCTTCTTTTCTCTCAGTTAATTCATTTAAAGGTATTTCACTCCAACATGTCATATGCTTTCTTTGAATAACTTTGGGGTTATCCTCAAAAAATATTTGTACTACGTTATAACCTAAATTATATGCAGTATTTGCCATACGAGTTATTAAAGTGGTTTTACCGACACCAAAAGGTGCTAAAATTACACCTAATTCTCCTTTAGATAATCCTCCATCCATTAAGTTGTCTATACCAACTAAACCTGTAGGAACAGGATTTCTAAAATCATCACTTAATACTTCGTCTATTGCATGAAAAACATCAATACCATTATCTTTTTCACCACCAACAGACAAAGCTTCTTTAAGAATATCTTCACACTCATCATATCTATCAAAATCACCTGCTTCTAAAATATTTTGAATTTTATTAGTTGCTTTTTTAAGTTCTTGTTGTTTACAGAATTTAGTTGCAACTTCTTGAGTATGTAAACAATCTTTATTATCAGAGTTTTTGACTTCTTTAACCATTTCAATAGCAGAGTCTCTAGCGATTTCTCTTTTTATCTCTACCCTTATTATTTGAAATAGTGTTTCATATGTAGGTATTGTCTCATAACTATCATAGTAATTTTTTAAACTAGCAATAATTATTCTCAAATACTCATTGTCAAAATATTTTGGATCGATTATATCAATAATCTCTTCACAAAATTTACTATCTTCAATTAATTGTTTGACTAACTTAACTTGAAAACTCCATCCTAAATAACCTAAATTTTTTTCTTTTTCTTTAGTCATTCTATTATCATTTTTGATATATTAATAAATATACACTAAAGCGTGTAACCACAGTATTCGTGAGTATATTTTTTTAAACTTAACCCATTTTGTATAATAGAGATGATTTCGGGAATAATTGATCTTATATCTACATCATATCTTACCTTTGGTGGGTAGTCATTTCCACTAAAAATCTTCTGAGCAACTACTCTACCTTTTACTTTTATTTGGAAAATAAAAACATCTTCATTTTCATATAAATCTTTTTTTAACTCTTCTACCTCTTCCGTAGTTTGGGTGGCGTAAGGGTTATAATATCTCCACAAATAAAAATTACTTTTTAATTTAAATTGTTCTTCAATAACTCTAGTTGCGTCATCAATAGTTTCTTTAAGTTCTATAGACTTTAAACTATCGGCATTATACCCTTTAATGTGAAAATTTCTCCCCACAATTGGTTTTCCGTTAATTTTCAACAAAAATTCATAAGGAAGATTGTCATAACTTTTTTTCATAATTTTTAATTTTTAATTTTACTAAAATAACTTTTTTCTTTTTTAATTATTCTTAGAAACGGTTGTAAAAAGTTAATATAACCATCTCTACCCCCAGGTATTGCCATTGTTAAACCGTCTTCCAACATCATTTTAATAACGTTTTTAATAGTCCTATCTTCAGGGTCGATAGGTGAACTAAACAAGTCATTTAAAACGTTTATAGAATTTTCTGTTAACAAAGGTTTTTTTAGATTTATAATTTTTTCATTTACATCAAAAATACTTTCACCTTGTACTCCAACTGTAACTTTATTAATTATATTATCTAATGTTTTCAATCTATTTTTTCTTTCACTTTGTATATCTTCAATTTTACTAAAAATTTCTTCCAATGTCAAAGTTTTTTTAACAAATTCAGGAAAATATTTAATAATAGTTTTTTCACTTACACCTTTAATACCTTTTATATTATCACTATTATCGCCAGATAATATTTTTAGTAACTTAAGATTAGTATAGTGATGATTAAAATAGTCACTATAATTAGTAGTTGTAATGATTCTTTTTTTATTTATAATATAAACACCTATTCTATCGTTTATTAGTTGTAAAATATCTCTGTCATTAGTTACTATAACAATTTTTTCATCTTCTTTAATTTTACTACAATAATATGCAATTGCGTCATCTGCTTCAATTACTAAATCTTCAAATTGTCTAACAAATAATTCTTCTAAATATTGTTTTACTCTTTCTTTTTGAATAAAAAGTTCTGGTTCAGAAGGAGGGGTTTCATTATAGAAATCTTTATCTCTATTTGATTTATATTCTTTATATAAATCATACCTTAGTCTACCACTAAATTGCCCATCCCAAAATACAAAAACTCTATCGTATTTATATTCATTAAGTGATTTCCTTAACATGGTAAGGAATTGGTAAATTCCACCTATATGAGTTTCTTTATAATAAAGATTTTTAGCCCCATGATATGCGGTTTTCAATAATGAATCACCATCTACTAATAGAGTCTGTGTAAATTTTTTTCTTTTATTTGGTCTGGACACTTATCATATTGATTACAAATTTAACAAAATTATTGATCCGCATATTCTACGGGTGCATCAATATGTTCCCCTTCTTCTATAGTAAAGTCTACTTCTTCACCCACACTATCAAATACTGTCGACCAGTATTCTTTATAATCAGATTTATAAGTATCTATAGCTTTCTTTTCATCTTCAATAAAACCATGTGTAGTAGCCAATATTCTACAATCAGCATACCCTAAACCATTCATATGATTTTTATGGATACCCACTTTAGTTCTGACTGCAAAATTTACTTTACGACCTTTGTTGGTGGCATTTAATTTAGAAACTCCAGCACTCTTTTGATTCCCAAATAGGAATACTAGTGCACAAGATAAATAAATTGATTGTCCACCTTTAGGTTGAATTCTAGGTTGACTAAACGGATTATCTGGTAACTCTACCCATGGTTGGTTAACAAATACCATAGTATTGGTATATGGCGAACTCTCTTTACGAGATGAGGTTATTCTCTGAGCCATACCCATACCCCATTTTTCTGATATTACTCTTGCAGTATGTTGGTTTCCACCCTTTCCTTCAAAACTCATTTTACAGGGTATTGTCCCTATGGAGTCCCATAAGAATACAATATCGTGTGGAATATCTCCTTTTGATTGTGCATCTAAAATTTCAGTTACATATTCAAATGCTTGCTCTATATATTCAAAACCTAATTTGTATAATAAAAATCCATCCCAATATGCCTCAATTTCTCCTGTACTTTCATCAACCTCTTCAATATAATTAGTTTCTAATCCCATTTGTTTAGCGTGTTCAAAACTAAATTTTTGTTCAGTTATAATAAAAATAGGTAATATACCTTTTTTCTGAGCATCTACTGCAGTTTGAATTAATGCAGTCGTTTTTCCTGTATCTGAATGTCCTAACAACATATTAATTTGTCCAATAGCTGGGCCAGGAATACCTGTTGCTTTTTGAAATGATTCTCCTAAATCAAAATATTTTTGTTCTTTGTATTTATCACTAGATGAAAATTTTTTCCTAATACTAGAAAAATCAGTTGTTTTTTTCTTAATTGGTTTTTTTGCCATATCTATATTTTTTTTTAAAAAAATAGGTCACCCATAAAAGATGACCTATTCTTCACATTTACAATTAATTAAAATGGTAAATCATCACTATCACCACTCTCTAGATTAGTTACAGTTACCTCATCTTCATCTTCATTTGAAGTTATGGTGGTAGTAGAAGTAGTATTACTTTCTTCTCTTAAGTAAGTTATTTCTTCTTCTAATGAAGCAGTTTCTGATTCTTCTCTTTCTTCTTCTGCTACGTATTTACTTTGTTCTGAATCCCAAACAGGAGTCATATTTTTTGATACTATCTCTAAATATTCTGGTGATTTTTTAGCGTAAACATCTCTAAATGTTTCTTCGTTGTTAAACCAATCGTTAGCTTTAACCGTATCTTCAGTTAACATACTTACATCATCACACATAATAGAAGTTACTACACTCCACCCTTTTTCATTACGGTTAGTAGTGATAATAATATCTCTACCTTCTCTAGCATCTGTAATATCACCTTTTAATTTAAAAAGTGGCATTAACTTATCCATAACACCGTTACCTGTATAATTGTGTTTAAATCTCCAAAATTTAACACCGTGATCTTCGTTATCTCTGTCGATACCTTTTACCACATAAAATTTACGAGGAGTATACTCTCTCGCCATTTCTTTGGCTTTCTTACTACCTTCCATTAATAAAGCTTCTTTTGCTTCATACATTGGGCAATATTCACCATCATTTAATTTATTACAATAAATTTTTTCATATTTACCGTTAACTTGTCTTTCGTAAAAATATACTTCTTCGAATGGAGACTTACCATCTTTTGCTGGTAAAATTCTAAATCTTCGAGTTGCACTTTTTACTCCTTGTTGAAGTTTTTCAGTGAAATACTTCTTAAGTCTATCTTCATTAGATAACTTAGGTTTTTTTGAACTGTTTTCAGTATTACTTTCATACTGAGACAAAATTGCGTCTAAACTGTTACTCATTTTTAATTTTTTTTAAATGTTAATAATTATTTCTAAATATAATAAGTTTTTTCGTAAAAGTCAATACAAGAAAAAACCAATAATGAACAAATATAGTCATTATTGGTTAATATGTCAAATTAAATTTTTGTTTTATGAATTTTCATCATTTTTATTATAGTCAAATGAATCTTTAATTTCAGTTGCACTATAATCATCTACATCTTTTTGAGTGATAACAAACTCTTCTTTTTCTTCACCTCCTACATCATAACCCTCTTTATCTGTCCAATAATCAGTTAAGGAAACACTATATGGAAAAGAATCCATTGATCTCATTTCTAATCTTTCTACTGGTGTTGGGTTTCTGTCTGCAATTTCTTTTTCTAAACCATCTATTTTATCAATAACTTGATCCATATCGCCTACCTTACCTTCTAAATCACCAAGTTTACCTAATAATTCATCCATTTTAGCAGTCATACCTTCTATTTCTGTTCTAGTTTGTTCTGCCTTATCTACTATATCAGTAACGTCTACTTCGACAGTCTCTTCTCCACCTTCCTCAGTTGCAAATTCATCCTCAACTTCCATACCTTCTTCACCACCAAATGGGTCAGTTTCACTAGTTCCTTCTTCAGTATCTAAATCTAAAGTTTCTTCTTCACCACCTTCTGTATCTTCTGAACCACCACCAAATGGATCTTCAGTAGTTTCTTCTTCTGCATCTTCAGCGGGTACAGGATCTTGTTCATAAAGTTTTTCTGCCCCTAACAAAAGATTGTCTACCTCATCTTCCGCAGGTTTATCTTCCATATAGAACGTATATTCTAACAGTTCCATATGTCTTTTTAATTCTTCTGATATTAATTTTTTCTTATCCATTTTTTTATATTAATAATTGTCTTCCATCAGTTGTTTTATAAACTTTATTAACTCTTTCTACAATTTCTTTTCCGTCATTAATTAAACATTCTTCTCCCTCACACTCTTTTTCTTCATTAACTTTAAGAAATTCGTTAAGTGAATCTTCCAAATCTTTAGTTTTTTTATTATCTGTATTTTCGTTCATATTAATGTCTTTTATTATAAATATAAGAATTTTAAGAAAAATTACGTTTGATATCGATAATAGTTAATTCATTTTTTTTAGTTATTAACATTTTATTTTGGTATTCATCCCATTCTATCTTATGTTCTTTATGATTAATGTTTCCTGTTTCACCTTCACTTTTACTTTCTATAAGTTTATTTAATGCATTAATTGTATAAAAACATTCTCCTTTTTTATGTGTAATTATAGTGGTGGGGAAAAACGATTTAGTATTTATTTTTTTACCATCCCTTAAATATAACCGAAACGTTATAATTTTTTTACCTTCTTCTTGTGGTGAAGTATATATAAATAATTTATCTTTAGGTATTTTAAATCTTTTATTAATATAATCACTAAAACCCTCTACTTTATCCTCATCAACAAACGATGCTAATGTGATTATCTTTGTTCGTTGTTCCATATCTATAAATGTAAGGTATGGTTTTTTCGTTGTTATTTTCTACACACCTTATACATTTATTAAATATTTCATTTTCTCTTAAAGTTACCTCAGAAATATTAATAATTTTATGTTTAATTTTATTAATATCTAAACCTACAAATTCTAATATATTTAAATCCAAACCAAAGATTAAATTTTCATCGAAAATATAAACCATTTTCTCATTAAAAAATGAAATAACAGTTTCTAATGAATATATTTTTTTTATTATTTTTTTTATTTTTGATGGTTTATCATGTAAAATATCAATGAATACATAATTTAAATTATGGTTAATATAGTCTAAACATTTTTTAGGGAAATTTTCTAAATCAATTTCTAAGTCTACTTTTCTTTCTTTACTATCAAAAGTCCAATAGGTTTTATCATCTATTTTTTTATTTAAAATAGAAACATTTTCTTCTCCATATATTTCTTTAACTACACCCCAACCAATAATAAGGGTAATAAAATTCTCATTTATTTGTGTAATGTCTTCACAAATATTATATTTTTCATCTAAAATTTTATCTTTAGTTACTATATTTCCAATATACATATTACAAATATACTATTTTTTTATGTAAAAAACAAACTATGAAGTGGGCGGTGCTATAGTTAAATTAGAATTTTAAGTTTCCTTATATAAATTAACGCCTTTCTTTTTAAACTTAGTTCCATCTACTGTTTGCCCCAATAAATTATCGTCTCCATCTGTAGTCGGTAAAGCATTTAGTACTTTTGCAAAATTTTCAAACGCATCTTCTATATCTTTACCACCTGAAAAATTTAAACTTTCTACTATACGTGAAAAGTTACTAGCTTGTCCGCCATTAGCCCATCCACCAGGTGGGTAATTTTCCTCTGTTTTTAATCTTTCGTCTTTTTCTTCTTGAAGTACTGTAAACTTTTCTATAAGTTTTTGTCCTTCTATGTCTATTTTGGTGTTAGCCATAAATAATTGTTCTTTTACAGTTGGTGTAGTATTAGGGTTATCAATAATTTCTTGATTATCTTTTTTAAGTTCTTCTAAAGCTTTTATTCTTATATCTATTTCTTGTAATTTTTCGTCATTGTGATAACTATTACTATAAGGATAATTAATCCATCTCCAAGCAGAAATTTTACAAGCAGTTGCCACATTTATTGTATTACCTGTTAATGTAGATAATGGTGTATCAGTATCTTTAGAAAATCTTTGGTACTGATCTCTACCTATTATTGGGATATATCCTTTAGGTCTATATATATATGCATCATCGGTATTTACTCTATTACCAAACCTATTACCCACAGAACCATAAAGTGTTTTACCCGCATCACTGTTTTTATCGTTCCATACGTCTACAGAAGTAGAGAAATTATTTGATTTTGTAAGTGCATTGGCTAAGAACATAGTAACTTGAGAATTACTAGTTATACCATTACCAATCAATTCAGTTTTTAAACTATTAACTAAGTTTAATGAAACATTATTAACACCCATAGTAATTAAACTACCTTCATTTAAAGAATCAAAATTAAATTGTTCATCTGGTTCTTTATCTTTAGGTATTCCTGTATTGTAATCGATTTCTCTAGCCACTGAACTCCTTTCAAAAATAGGTTCAGTATCTAATGTATCATCTAAACTAATATTTAAAAAGGTAGTCATTTTATCCACCACAGGAGTTAAATATTTACTTTGTCTTACACCAGTAAATGAAGTTGTCATATGGTTAGGAGAAATATTATGTGTAACATTAAGTATCATATATGCTCCCTCAAAAAACGGTACATTATCTAATTGAAAATACATCATTGGTTGAATATTCATACAACCTAATGCTTCAACACTACAGGTATAGGAACGTGCTCTAAACATTTTATATAAATCTGTACCTTGATAACTTCTACTCGTACCACCTCTTTTATCAATTAAGTCTGTTAAAGTTTTATGATATTCCGCAGTATCTTTGTGTTCTTGTTGATTTAAAGATACACTTTTAAATACTGTTTGGTTTTCTGTACCAAAAGACACTCTAAAACCTACTAAATTAATTCCTTCACCTGAAGGACGAACTATTGGTGCTTTACCACGTTTTTCCCTACTCTTATTTCTTTTTTCTAAATTTTTTTCTTTTCTATTTTTTTGTCTTTCTGCTCTTTTATCAGAAACTTTTTTAGCAGAAATATCAGACGGAGGAAAATCTAAATTAAACCCATCATTTTTAAAGGTATAACGATTTTGTTCTTCAATATTTAAAACTTGTGAAGCACCACCAGCATAAATACATAAATAAGTTGGACCACTACTATTATTTCTATCTGAAATGTTAGTTATTGGTTTAAACATAGTAGATACTTCTTCAGGATCTTTATAATTAATATAATTTGGTAGTATTTGAAATAAAAAATTACTATCTCTCAATAATTTAGACATAAAGAAATATACATTAGTCGTTAAATTTTCACTTAAAGTTATAACACTTTCTAAATTAATTATAGCTTTATCACCAATATCATTAAAACCTCTATCTACAAATCTAAAATAATCAAATAAGGGTGTCCCCTCATTAGCACAAGCGTTAAAAGTTAATTTAGATTTAGACGTATTACCCGCCACCCATCTATCGTATACGTTTTTTATACTATTAAACACACTTTGTTTTAATGCGTCCATATTTTTCGTAACATCTTCTTTTTCACTATTAGTAGGTGAAATTTTTTCAGTACCAACTAATGAACCTTTGAACTTCGTTTTGAATAATTTTAAGTAGTCATCAAAATTAGTTATACCATCAAGTGAAAATGTAGAAGAGGAAGGTGTTATATTAAGAACTCCTGTAGAAACTACTATCATTTTCTCTTCTTCTTTAAGAAATGAAACTACGGATGTACCCTTATCAAATTTCTCACTAGTAGTTAATAAATCATCATCTGAATACTCTATTACTGCATTTGCAAAATTACTAAACTCTCCACTATTAACCCAATTAGTAAAATAATTAATAAAATTAGATTTTGTTTGGGTTGGTAAGTTTATTAATTTAGATTCAATATCACCTCTTTGTTCACGTGACCATAAAGGAGTAATATATTGTTGTTGTGTAGGAATAGTTGATCCCGTATAAATAGAATCATCCCATATTATAGGGTCAGTACTTAAATTTTGTCTCCATAATGTACCACCTATATATAATAAAAAATATTTAGGTAATGTTACTACACAAGCGGGTGAGATAAAATTTGGTACATTTGTTTGAGGAAATTGTATTTTATCAAAAACAGAAAAAGGTAAAGTAGATAATAACAATAATGCTTTTGATAATTCAGAAGTATTGTTCTGATAAAGTTTTGAATTAGTGAGTAGTTCTGCTTTTTGGGTTGTATCAATATTATTCAGTGGAAACTTAGAGTTAAGGTAAAGATTAATAGTTTCAGTTTCTGTAGGTGTATTGGGTGCAGGATTATTTTTTGGATTTATACCACCATCTAATAACGTTATATCATTGTTAGGTATAGTAAAATTAATTTTTCCTTTATCTAATTTAGAAACTAAACTCATTTTTGTAAATGCATCAAAAACATTATACGATTGATTAGTAGTTAAATATAAATTTCTACTGTTCCATTCAGTATAATTTTCTTTCGATTCATCTATTACTTTTTTATCAACATAAATTCTATTATAATCATCGTCTTTTTGTTCTTCAGTTAACGTAACATTATTACTTAAAATTTCTTTACCTTTATTACTCCCACCAATTATAATAAAATTTCCTTTTGGATTGGATACGTGATAAATTTTATCATCTCCTGTTTCATCTTGATATTTTGCACTATTTAATTCTTTTAATCTTTTGTCTCGTAGTTCTTTTATTTTATCATCATTATTTGAATCATTTAAAAAAGTATACAAAATATTTTTAACTCTATCATCAACAAAAGATAAATTCGCTAATAATCCATCGAAACCACCATAAGTACTAGGTTTAATAGAATTACTATATTGTGTTAAAATTATATATCTGTCTACTAATATACTAATAAATTTTTCATATAACTTTTCTGCTCCTTCAGCACTTTTAGATTGAGAACTATTCAATAAATAAAATGGATTGTTTTTATAATCTATTGGGTTGTTGGGTATCCAGTTATCTGTATCGTCACCACTACTACTTCTTTTTGCTTTATTTACTTGTTTAGTTATATTTAATAGTTTCTTTTCTTCTACCAATAATGACTTAATTAAATTTTCTATAAAACCTATTTCAGGAAATGCATTTCTAGATTCCTGATCATCGGGTGGAAATATATCTTCTGAACCAATATATTTTTCTACAAATCCACCATCTTTTTTAACAAATACTGAAGGGAAAGCATAAATAGTTTGACTTTTGAAATCGAATTCTTCTTTTAGTTGTATATCACTATTTACCGCTACCCTTTGTAACGCTTTTTGTCTTGCTTTATTTTGTAGTTCCGCACTTCTACCTATATCATATATTGTCGCCAAAAATGCCTGTGCATTGTTACATATGATTTGAAATACTGTTCCTATGGTTGGTTTATATCCTAATCTAACTGATAATGCATCATTTAATTCTTTTAATAACTTTTCTTCTTTCTTCTTTTTTTCTTTGTTTAAAGTTATTAACATATCATTAACCATCATTCTTATTGCCCTAAAGTCTAAAACAAATCCTACATCAGAATTATTAAAATCACTATTTTTATTACCAGGTTTATTATCATTTAAATCTTTAGAGTAATTATTTATAGTAATACCAGAAACATCAAAGTTTTGGTTACATTCTGCATATTCTTTAGGGTTATTACTTTTTAAAATACTATTTGGTTTTTTTAATTCATCTATAAAGGATTCTAAAGTTAATGTTGTAGTATTTCCACCACCTGCAAAAGTTAATTTAAATTGTTCATAGTCAACACTCTCTCCATTATTGTTTTCACTAAATTTCCAATACTCACTATTTATTTGTGCACCGTTAACCGATTTTTTTGCTATATTGTCGTTAGCATTTAATACAGTAGAATTGTCACCATAGAATTTAACATAGTCATTAACTTTATCGTATAAATCATTCATATAATTATCCACCGAACTATTTACTGTGGTTTTAACAAATAATAAATCTCTAATAGATAAGTATGATTTGAAATTTGTTAGATTTTGAGATTTAATACTCGAACTACTAATCTGTAATGGGGAATTTAACTGTGATAAATAAGGGGGTGCACTTTCATTATTTTTATACGTGTCTATATTAGCTTTACCTAACGGTCTACCAATAAACCCTCTTATATCTTCTAATTTTTTTTGTTGTGTATTTAAAATTTGTAATTCTTTATAAATTGTATTTTCAATTTTAAGTTCTTCTAAATCAATTTGTAATTTACTCAAATCCTTTACAAACTCATCTAACTGTGGTGTTGCAATTTGTCCAGAACCTGTCTCACCACCTTCTTTTACTGTTCCCACAGTTAAGGGTAAATCTAATAAATTTTTTAACCCTGCCTCTGTATTAACAGTACCAATTATATCTCCTATAGTTATATCCGCCAAAAATGCTTGTTGGAATCCTACAAAATTAGCACTTATATTAAAATTACCTGTACCAGGATCGAATTTAGAAGTCCAGTTTACTAAATTTAAACAATACTCAACAGGTTTACCAAAATATCCTTTTAAAGTTAAATTAAATATTGGGTACGGCATTTTAAAAAATACACTGTATGGAGATTTTCTATTGTCTTGTTCTATAACATCAAATAAACCACTACCCCTAATGTCAGTAAAATCTATATCAACCTGTGGTATTAAACTTGTATTATATTTTACATTGATGGATGTAATACCAAACCCTTCTAATAACCCACTACCAAATGTGTTTTGTATACCTCCTATATTAGTGTAATTGGTAGTCGCATAAGATGTAACATCCCCCATAATATCTTTCATAGGTTCACCTGCTTGATTATATTTTACTTCGGTAGCTACAAACTCAATTTCACCAAATCTACTTTCATCAAACTCATTTTCATTTTCTCCTATAGTTACTACTCCTCTATTTCGTTCTTGTGCAGTTAAACTTACATATATGAACATATCTTCTGCAGGTAAAACATTTCTACCTGATGGATTAGGATCAACTAACATCAAACCCGCACCTACTTGTTCAACATTCACATCTTTTTCTTCTTCTGCCATTGATTAAGATTTATCCTGTACCATTTAATCTCTGATACTTTTGAACTTCAGAAATATATTGTTGTAAACTATCTTTAAAAGGAAATGGTATTCTTATTATTTCATTGTTAGGTATAGATTCTTCTACACCACCGTATTGGGGATTAGCTAACATAATTAACCAACCATGATATGGGTTACCATAATATTCTTGACTTAATTTATCCATTCTACTTTGAGTTTGTCTATATAAAACAGTTTTATCTGAAGATTTAGGCTCAATCTTAATAAATGGTAATGGTGTATATTTTCCATTAAAATTAAATTTTTGATATCGATTATAGTATTCTGTACTCATAATATTTAAATTAATTTATTATCAGAAATAGTAAATGTTTGTGTCCTATTTAATTCTGCACCCACTAATTCATAAATTACGTTAACATTTACATTCATTATTTTATTTTCTAAATCAATGATTTGATTATTTAATATCTGAATTTCATTAGTTATCTGACTTTTTCTATTTAAGTTATATGCCGTAGTATTAGATAAACTATTATATTCCAATTGTAAATCTACTATTTGATTTTGTTTTGTTACAATTTGTTGAGATTGAGAAAATGCAACTGCTAATGTACTATTAGAACTTAAACTTATTATATTAGTTCCAGAAGTATATGCTTCATCAACGTGTACAATGTTAGTTTTATTATCGGTAATTATTACTCTAATAGGTGTATCTAAAGGTTTTAAAATACCGTTTACTAATGTTTCTACAATTACATTTTGTTGGTTAGAATTAATATTAATAGTAACTGTATCAGTAGGTATTGCAGGTTCACTAGGATTATTATTTTGACTAGTTTGATTTATCGGCACTTCTTGTTTTAATGTATTTTTAGGTGAATCGCCCAATAAAGATATTTTTTGTGCAACATTAGCAACACCAGGTAATAATTCACTAAATAAACTATTTCTTCCATTCACAATTCGTGCCCCTATAAATGCGTCTACTTCTAACTTATCACTTCTTCTTTCATACATTTCAGTATTGGCATAGTAATTAAATGATAAAGCATTTTGTAAACGACTAATCGGGCCTTGCAATGATTGTCCACCTATTATATCTATAGATAAAGTAACGTCTGCCATCATTGGTTGTACACCAATACCTTCAGGATTTAAATCCCATTGTGGTGAATTACCCGTAGCATATGTTATACTTAAACTATTAATTGTAATTTTTGTATTTATGTAATCACCTATTCTTAAAATACAAATAGGCGGTCTACCAAACGCTAAATTCTGAGGTTTGATACCGTTAGAATCTTTTTTATCATATATACTAGGCCCTTGTCTTAAACATTGTTGTAGAAAAGTTAATCTCGTATTTAAACCTTCTGGAGTTGTAGAGTGAAAACCAGGATGAAAGTATTTTATTTTTTCGGATATAGATTCAAAATATTCAGGATATTCTTCACCTACAAAATCAAAATATCTTGTTTCATCGATTCTTAAATTATCTATAATTTGGGAATCTAAAGGTAAGGTGACTAAATTACTATCTACATTAGTTTGTTGGTGTTGTGCAGTAGAATCATTTACTGCATCGTAAGAAATTTTTATATCTACTCTCCTACTATTAACATCACCGTTTATATCTATTACTTGTGATTTAATAACAGTTGATGAATTAATGTTACTTATGGAGTTAACCACTGCTTCAACTTGTGATTTTATATCAGTGCTACGTGCAGTTGCCAATGTTTTTGCGTTAGTCTCATCTTTAGAAGCGTAACCATTGATTAATATTTTAACTGTTTTATCACTATTTTTTTGTACATTTAAAAAATTAGTAATACTACTACTATCAATAGTTACTCCCGAAGAAACATCTTTAGGGAATAAAAGAGTATATTTTTCACTAGCACTATAATTAGTCGCAGTAGATTGTTGTTGTTGTAAATTTAATTTCTTTTCTATTTCTTTTTTAGTATTTGGACTTACACCTTGACTATTATCTAATAAATCTAAAAATTCTTGTGGTGAAATACAACCAGCGAAAAATCTTTCTATTTCATTAGTTCTCCTTCCTCTATATGCATTGATTACTTTTGGATGATCTACTAATACTTTAAATTTTAATTGTCCACTTCTTGTAGAATTATTATAAGTATAAACAGGTTCACCTCTACCAATAAAATCTGTTTTTGTCCAGTTTGCACTCATATTTTCATCAAAACCTAAATCATATGGGGGAAACCACATAATTCTACCTTTATTTCTACTTAAAGGATCACCCGGTCCAATTTCATCTAATGTTAAATCCGCTAAATTATCTGCCCACGCTAAATTTTCAATAGATAACATATATTTTTTAAATGATGTTGTCCTATCTATTTCCGTAGGATGTGTTTTAGGAAAACCATTACTCTGTAATACACTTAAAGATGCATTATCAGATGTAACAGAAAAACCTGGTTTACTTTTACTATCAGAACTAAATAAACCACTTTTTCTAATCGCATTTTGATATTTATAAGGATCATTAGGTGTCCATACTCTACAAAACTTACCGTTTTTAATAGCAGACTCAAAAGATTCACTACTAATAGCATTACCTCTACTTATTAATCTTCCTTTAACTCTATCCTTAAAAAACTTTTTTGTTTGATCTATAAAAACATCATCAGGAAAATTATTTACTAATTGTTGTGTCTCAGATAAAATAGTTTTATTATTAAAATTATTATTATCTCTAAATTCCCAATAATAATTTTCATCTACTGTAGTTTGTCCTATTTGTTCTGAATTTATACCATCAGCACCATTAAATTCATCAGAGGTAAAAGTAGTCATTATTTTACTACCTCTATTAGTACTTCTTTCACTACCAATATAATACCTACTATTAGTACCCGCATTTGAGGTAGATGATAATCTTCTATCACTATAATTAGGTACATATAAGTTTAAACCTAAAGCGTTAAATAAAAAAGTAGTTTGGTTTATACCTGTGTTACTTATTAATGTATTGTTTCTTTGTTCGGTAGTTATAACAGGATTGGTTTGATTATTATTTAATTGGTTACCTAATTTATTATTTCTTAATTGAGTATTATATTCTTGCCAACCTACTGATTCTGGTGGTAAAGTTTGTTGTCCTACACTTTCTCCTCTCATTCTATTCTCAAACTCATTGGCTTCGTCTTCAGGTGGTTGGAAATAAGTTATAGCAAATTTTACTAAGTCACTACTCATTTTATTTTGTATCTGAGCAACTTTATTAACTACGTTTGTTTCTAAACTTTTAGCACCTAACATACCTAAAGACGTTTCATTTTCAAAAGTTAGAGTGGACATTTTATCTATAACATCAAAAGGAAAAGAAACATAAGAATCATCTCCACTACTCAATAAACTAAAATTTTCTATATTAGAATCAGTTGGGTAAGGCATTCTTTCTTTATTTCCTGAATTAGGATAAGGTTCTGCAGGAATATTAACACCATATTCATTATATTCATCTAATTTAGGAATATATCTATTATTATTAACGTTTTGGGTATCTCTAAATGTCTCTCCTTCAGTAATAATATTACCTTCTTCATTATATGAAACAACAGTATTTTCGTTTTGAGAACCACCTATGGGTACATTAATAACTCTACCAATATCATCAAGTTTAGATGTTAACCCTCCTTCTACCAATGTTCGGTTAGTTGGTGGCGGTAAATTACGACTAAGCAAGTTTTCTCTTAAATCCTCAGTTGTTAAAACACCAAAATTACTTGTGTATAATGTTTGATTTAAAATTCCTGGCATAAATATTCTTTCTATATAAATATTTAAATCAGAAATTTCAGGAGATAAAATTATATATTATATATAATTAATAGATTATTACTAGTTTTTTTATTATATTTATTCTAGTTTTAATAATTATTTATAATTTTTAAGGTCTATTTCTGGTCAAATATAGAAAATATTTTTCAAAAAGTCAATAGTGTAAATGATTTTTTTTTAAGTTATATTAAGTACTACCTCAATATCTTGTCCATCTGATTTTACTTCAATCCCATTTACAATTTTTTGTGTAATTTTATTAGAAATCATATCCATTTGTGCAGGTGTAAACGTTCCATCTCCATTTATTGCAACATCTAAATTAATATTTTGTGTGCTTGCCATAGGAGCGGGATTAACATTGTCATTGTTATTTTCATTATCGGGACCTGGTGTTACATTATCTTCAGGTAATGGGATATTTAATACGTCCCTATAATACTCTTCTAATGAATCTAAAGATTCTTGTTTTATTTCTTCAAACCCCATTAACGTATTTTTCCATGTATCACCTTCAAATAAACTTTTAGGACTGAAATTTTCAATAAAAGATTGTTGTGCCGTTTCCATACTCTTTTTTAATGGTGTAACTAAAGATTTTTTCATTTGTTCTGCAGTAATTTCATATAAATCTGTTGTTCCTGCAATAGTTGCCATACTACTCTCTTTTAAACTAGCTAATTGTTCACTCATAGTTTGAGTGTTAATGGCAATATTTTTAAATAAATCACTATCTGTTTTCCCTTCATTAGCATTGGCGTCCATTATTTCTTCAGCCATTCCATCAGAAATTTCATTTAATCCTAATTCTTCCCCATTATGTTGTATAACAAATTCACCCTTCTCTTCCGAAAATTTAGCTAATGATGCTAAATTCTCTTTCATATCGTTGTCACCAATTGCAGTGAATTTCATCTTTAAGTCTTTGATTTTACTAGATTGTCTAGCCATCTCAACCATTTTTTCAGTATTAATTCCTAACTGATCACCTGCAGCTTTCAATTGCATTCTAGCTTCTGCTGGAAGTTCGTATCTACCACTTTCTTCATTAAATTGTAACATGTTTTCAGTCATGTCACCTAATTTTTTAGCCAATTCTTCAGGTTTATTACGAGCCATATACATAGTTTCAAATGGATCACCAAACGCTTTAGCTATATCCCCACCTAACATTTGTAAATTAGCTGCTGCTTCAATTGCAGCTTCGGGTTGATAAAATTTATCAGCCATTTGTAAAACATCAGATACATCTATCCTCATTCTTACTGCTTGTTTAGCCATTTCAGTCATACCTCTTACTCCACTTGAAAATGAATAAGACTGTATAGACTTCATATTATTACTTAATTGTTTTACTACCTTATTAGCGTTCAATCCTAATTTACTTGATTCTTTATAAACATCTTGTAAACTATTTTTCATACTTTCAGTAGATATTCCCATAAGATCAAACGTTTCTGACATCTTTGTAGTTTCACTAGCACTCATATTTAATGCTCTAGCAATTTCTTCAATATTTGTTACATCACTAGGATCTAAAATTCTAGCTCTACCTGATTCTTCCGCCATTGTTTGCATAATATCTGTAACATCTTCTAAACTACCACCTAATTGTTCTACTTCAGGTAACGACATTTTAAAGTTTTTAGTTAATCTTTCTTGATGTGCACCACTAACACCTATATTTCTACTTACTGTTAAGTATTCTTTAGCAATTTTTTGTGCGTAGTTGTATTGAGCAGCACTCGTCTCAATAAACTTTTTAAAATCTTGTAAAGTTTGTTGTGTTTCTTGTCTAATTCTTCCTGTTACTTCGTATTGAGAAGTAATAACTTTTAATCTTTTTTGTGCTAATTTAATTAATTCTTTGGCATTTTTAGCTTCTTCACCACCTAATTCGACTTGAGATTTTAATTTTTTAAGTAAATCTTCTACTTCTTGTTTTTCCCTTTGACGTGTTTTCCTACTTAAACCATCAACCTGACTATAAAAAGTCTTAGTTTCATCTAATAATTTTTTAAGATTACCTGATTGTTCTTTATACCAATCATCATCGAACTCTGCCATAATTTATTAACTTTTAAAATTTTTTATTATAAAGCATCCATTCTAGTTATTGTTCCTTTCCATTTAACTTTAGGACTTTCAGCCGAAGTTGCCGTACTTTTTGTGTAAAAAGTTAAACTACCACTATTTGGCGCTAATCTAGTAGAATTTTTAAACGTCATTAACATTCTGTAAGAACCGTGTGCAAACATTACTGTATTACCTTTACTAAAAGGACTAGCACTTAAAGGTTCAAATGTATATTCACCAGCATCAAGTTTTTCACTATTAGGTACACAATTAGGAAAAGTTGAACCACCAGAAGGACATGCAGGAGGAGGTGGACTACTGTTATTTGGGTCAAACACATCGTCATCAAACTTTATACGAATTTTATCAAATACTATAAGTTTAGCCGCAATACTATCACCTTCTGTTGACATTTTCTTTTTAAAATCTTGAGTCGTCACAAACCATTCACTTGCCATTGAAGTAAGTTTACTCATAATATCTGATACGGTTTGTTTAATATTTTTATCCCATTTTTTACATTGTTGGTTTTTATCCACTTGTTGTCTATAGTTAAGACTCCATAATTTTTTACCTATATTCCGAAAACCCCCATATTTTTCTAAACAATCATCATAATGTTTTTCTTGTATTTCTCGATCATAAGAATTTAAAGTAGCAATTTCTGCATTAAAAGAGGTTTCAAAATTACTTCTACACATAGCTCTATTTATTTCTGGACATTTAGTTGCTTCATCAGATGGATCGTCCATATCAATAAAAGTTCTCACTAATTTTAAACAATGACAATAAGATTTAGTACCTTCTTTAGATATTAATTTTTTTAATGTATTTTGACTAGCAAATTTACGCGCTTGAGCTTGTGCTCTAAATGTTCTAATTGCAGTATATGTTGTTTTACTTATTGTTTTACCCACTTGTTTTCCACCTTCTATAACATAATCTACATTTGGATGTTCTCTAAACCACCTATCAATATCAGCTTCTTCTACACCAAAAGCTTTTCTAAATTCTCCTTCTTCTAAATCATCAAATAATTGTTGGACATCTACATCCTCATTTGGATTACTTTCGGAAGCATCTATTATATCTTGTATTAATTCAGCATCTGTCTTTTCTTGTTCGTAATCTTCCTTTTCACTTTGTTCTACTATTAATCCATCAACATGTACAACAACATCCTCTATTAATCTATTAAAATATTCTAAATCTTTCATTATTGAAGTTTTTTTATTAATAAATATCTATAAAAAATTATTTATTGTCTTTTGGTTTAAGGTTTTCTATAAAAATTCTTCTAGAATATGTAGGCATTACCATAATATCGGAATAAGTAAACCCACCTTTCTTAACTAAAAAAGAAATTTCTTTATGTAAATGTTGTAAAAAATTAGAGTTGAGGCCAGAAAAAATTTGCTCCGAGTGTAAGAAAGCAACTAACGGACCCTCCCCCCTGAGTCCGACCTTTTGTTTCCATATTTATTCCTGGTTCATTTTTTTCTATATACTTTCTTAAAGTTCTAGAATCCATAATAGGTAATTTCTTTAAAATATTAGATATTTTAATTTTATCCCTTTCCCCATCAATTTCTGTAACACATTTTTCTAATCTTAAAGTAATTTTTTGTGATAAATTGTCACCTCTCCTTTTCATTAACTCTTTATCGTAATTATCTATAGACTCTTCATCACCTGCAGTAAGAAATTTAAATTTAATCAACTTTTTTGACGAAGGTAAAATAAAATCAAATTCGTCATTATTATCTGGTTTAATTAATAATTTTTTATGTTCTAATTGAGTTAAATCTATTTCCACTTCAACAAAGTCCTCTTCTGAAGGATCGTAAACCATTTGTTGATACATATGCCCAAATGCAGTTGCTCTTAAAAATATTAAAATCGCCATTCTATCACCATCTAATAAATCTTCAGGAGACATATTTAAATCTTTAACTTTATTTTTAATTAATAAATTAATCATTTCATTAGGATTAGAACTTAAGTTAGGAGAACTTAAAATATTCTCATCCATTGCAGTTAAAAATTCTATTTTTACTTTAGATAATTTATCCTTATATAATAATCCTTGTGAAGGTAATTCAATAACATCATAAGGTGTTTTTAATTCTTCAGGAATATAATTAGGATCCAATATATTATTGTGTACATTTTCCATAAAACTTTTTTTAAAATTTAATTATTTATTATATAAAATAAATAGTATGAAACTTATTTTTTTTTATGTATTAGTCTTATTATTGACTTCCACTACTTCCGTCACTAAACTTATTAAAAATACCTTCGTCTTTAAGTTTCTGCTTAAAAGCTTTCATACAATAATCATAAGCATTTACTTCAGTACCATTAACATTGTATTTAATATTTTTAGTTTTACCATCACTACAATTACAAATTCGTTCTCCTACAGTATCAATAACCTCACCTTTTAATTTAAAATTATAACCCCCACTACCTTTTTTCCAATCAGTATTTTCACGTAAGTTAAGTACAATATTTTTAAGGTAATTTCCGCCTTCTCCACCTTCTTTTAATTTTAGGTTTAACAACATATCAATATAAGAATTTATAGGATAATACTGATTTGTTTTCATCTCCCAACAAAATAGTGACCTTAGAGCTAATTTTTTAACATCAATCGACTCTTCATTTTTTACTAACTCTAATAATCGTTCTCCATCTTCATCGTTTTCTAAGTCATTTATAATTTCTTCTCCTTTAGTTTTAAGAAGATAACTATTTTCTAAATCCATCTTAAGTTTATCCATATTTTCTTTACTACAAACTATTTGTGAATCTAAATTTTCTATTTTTACATTCATACCTTTGTTTTCAAATATTTGTAACATATTTTTAAACTTGTCTTTATTGTATTCACAAGCTTCTACGGAAACATTATTTGGTGTTGATTCATTATTAAGTTTACCTGTTGTAGTATACCACTCTAAATTCCATTTAGTATTTTCATATACATCTTCCATAGATGCCCCTTCTTTTTCACTACTTTTTGCGATTTCGTTGTGTGCGTTATAGCTCTTTATCGCTGCATTAGTTTGTGCGACAATACAAGATTCTTTAAGTTTACCCTCTACGTCTGGAGTGAAATCTAATTCTGGGTATTCATCAACGTTAACCTTTAACTTATACTTTTTATTCTTTTCATATTGGTCTTTAATATCATCTCTTAGTTTATCTAGATCTGCTACTTTATTTTGATATTTATCAATAAAATCGTCTAATTTAGTTTCGTATTTATCCATACCTAAACCTAACATTTCATCTATACCTATACCAAATTCATCATCTGGTACATCGTCACCTAAATCTCTTTTTAACTTATTTTTAATACCATCTCTCATTATTCTTACATCTTCAGGATTAACACTACACTTGTTCCTAATAATTTGAATCAAATTAAAACCATCAAAAAACGCTTCTTTTGCATCTACATATTCATTACCCACTTTCATTTTAATATATTGTAACATTTTTTTAAAACTTATTAATTTAGTATTTTTTACACCAAAATAAATTAAATCTATTAGTTGACCACCTAATGGTAAAAGAATACCTTCCCAAGTAAAATATTTAGGTTTCCAATCATCAGGTACGTAATAATCTTGTTCACCCACCCATTGGGGCTTTAAACAATCTAAGAAATCATAGTCTATAACAAATTTTTCATTTGTTGTTTTATCCGTTTCTTCCATTTTCTCCCATTTATCACTTAATAAAAAACATTCTAAGACTCTTGAGGCTAAAGCAGTACCCGCCATATATTTCCAATTTTTTTTATACCACTTAAATATCGGATTAGTTTTTGCTTTAAGATACATCAATACCTGCTTTGTACCACTCCCTTTCATTCCTGCATTTTGAGTAAATGTTTTCCAATTCTCTATAGCCCAACCATTTTCTTTTAGTGCTTTTTCAACAATATCACTTAAACCATCTCCATTGACTACAATAATTCTAGTCTTACCATCTACCGTTTTATATAATACTTTAGTACCTATCATATCCTCAGCTATTTCATCTAATGCTGCTATTTCTTGTACTTGTTTAGTGGTTAAATCTTTTACTTTTCTAATGACTTTAGCTTTAAAACTTTCACTCATATTATCCCAATTTTTCCATACATCACTAAAAAAAGAACTAATAAAATCTTGTCTTAAAGAGACATTATTAGGGTCATCTATTATTTTTCTTAACTTATTAGCTTCATAACCCTTCAACTTTTTTAAAGCGACTTCCTGATTCTCAATTAAAACATCTATCATGTATTCTGTAGCTTCATTTAAGGGTGTCCCATCTTTTACTAAAACATCTAAAATATCTGATTTTTGTCCACCCTTACCTAATCTAGATAATCCATCTATAGTTTCTAGATATTTTTTAACTATGAGTTTCTCAGTAGACCCCAAAACATTACTGTCTACTAATGCTTCTATAATTTCATCTGTGTTACCTTTAAGTACTACATTCACATCACCATCTAAAAATTTATTTATATTTGTTAAGTCATTTACGATGTCTTTACTAATTTTCTTTGTTACGCGACCCAACCTTATATTGTTAAGAGATCCACTTATACGATTTTTTAAAGGAACTCTTATTTCTGTTAATAGTTGTTTAGATTCATATATTACATATTCATCATAGGATAGTTTTTTATCCATTCTATTTATTAAGGATTTAATTTTATCAGACTCTATTAATAAATTCTTTTTCATATCTTAACTTTGTAAATTATCAATTATACTCTCTATCTTACCACTACCAGGTGAAATACCTAATTCTTCAATAATTCCATCAACTTTTGGGGCGTAATTGTCAATTCTAGTTCCGCCGCCATCTAATGGTCTGTACCCACCATTTGGTAAATGCTCTAATGATTTAAATAATGGTTGTTCTAATCTGTTTTCTGCTTGCCTAAATTTAGTATCATAAAAACCAGTAAACTTTAAATCTACGTATTCAATGTCTGAGTAACTAGGTGTTGATGAAAATTGAGATGGATTTAACTTACCAACAAATTTAAGATACTCAATTTTTTCTTCTTTATTTCTAACCGCATTAGTTGTGATTAGTGATGTAAGAAGAGGATCTCTATATTCCAAAGTTTTAGCAGCATCTGCTAACGTACTCAAATTAATAACGGGACTTAATCTAACAAAAAATCCCATTTTATAACCTTCTAAAATATATACCATCGAAACTTGTGGTGCAGTAATAATTGCAGATGATGGATTTCTCATTTCCCAAAAACAGTTTGTACCTGACGAATTAATTTTTGTTACAAATTTTGATGACACAGGAACCTTACTTTCAATTACTTCTTTTGGTAATGTTAATGTTGATCCTGATCTTAAACAATAATCTACTAAATTTTCTTTAGGTTTACTATTTGAAGTTAAAAATAATTCTGCTTCAACCCTATCTATTTCATTACCAGAAGCAGTAAACTCAGTTGCGTCTATAACATTATCATTATTAGTATCTGGATTAGTTGCTTCTACTAAGTTACCATATAACCTTTCTTCGGTAAATAAAGTTTTAATTCTTTTAATTTCTTCACTAATGTTTTTCTCCATAATTATAAATATTAAGTTTTTTTAAAAAAATAGTAAATTAATACAAGATATTCATCATTTGTTCTTGAGTATCATTAAACTCTAAGTCCATATTATTTTGTTTAAAAATTTCTATATCTTCTTCAGAATATCCTGTTCTTTTTCTTATATCTTCTAATGTATTGAGATTATCTCTAAATCCAGTAGTTTCTACCGCAATTTTAAGTGCTTCATCTAATAATTGTTGTAATTTATTTTTAATTTCTTCTTTAGACTTATTTTGTTTTTCCATTTCTTTTGAAATTTCATACATTAAATCTAATTTCGCTAAAATATTGGTTAAAGCCGTTGTATCCACAATCGGATCTTCACTATTAAAAATTTCATCATATAAATCTTTTTCGACTTTTAAATCATATTTTTCTTGCATTTCTCTCCAAGATGAAGAACGTAATGTAATATCTATAGATTTCGCAAAAAATCTATAATCTTTAAAATCTTTTAATATCTTTTTAACCTTTTCACTATCTCCATCCTTTGGGTCTTTGTCTGGTACGCCCAACATAGGTCTAAGATTTATGCCTGTTAACTCTTTAAGCATATCTATACTAGAAAGTATTTTTTCTCCAATTTCTTCACTAAAATTAGTAAGTAATCCAAATAAACTTGCTTGTATTAATCCTTCTCTACCTAATCTTACAAACTGATATTTTTCTAATGTTTTTGCCAAATCCCAACCATTTTTTTCAACTAACTTAATAAAATTCTTAGTTGTCTTAGGGTTTTTCAATAAAAAAGATAATTCTGCTTTTTGTCCTTTACTTAATGGTTTTAAAGCTTCTAAAATTTTACTAAACTTATCTTTTAAGTCTCCTTTTATGTTTTTGACAGAATTTAATAAATCATCAATATATTTTAATTCTGTAGCAGATAAGTCACCTAAATTAGTTCTTAACTGTGATACCCAAAAATTATCAGCTTCTACTTTACTCATCTTTTTTAATTTGGATTCTAATTTACCCATATCCTCAACTGTGTCGGTTAAAGCTTTACTCCACTTAGTTAATTTACCTGCTTTTGAACCTGCTTTTGCCAATTTAAATGCATCTGCTCCACTAAATAATCCACCTAAAAGTGTTAAACCTGCATTTATCTGCCAACCAGGATCTCCTTCCACAATGTATCCACCAGCACTAATGGCATCAATACCTGCAGAAATTGCATAACTAATACCTGGAACAACTGTATTTAATGGTGCAAAAACAACTAATGCAGCGATTGATGCAATATCTGCAACACAATGCCAATCTCCTATACAATCATCCCATTTTTCACCAATAGTCCTTACATCTGTTTTAATATTTTTAGTTAAATAATCAATTTCTGTATAAGTTTGTCCATATTGATCCAAAAATTGATTCATACTATTAGTTACACATCCACAACCACCAGTTGATTTACTACTTTTATACCACCAAACACCACCATTTCTATCATTACTACAATAACTTTTCCAATTACTTAACTCAACATTCTCTTGGCAAAAACTATATCTATCACTACCAGTACCTTCCCAAACTCGATGGAACGCAGATTTACAAGGTTCGTTATATCGAACTAGTTTATAACCCCTTGTTCTTTTACACCCACCTTTATCGTTAGAATTATAATACTTAGAATATTTATATTGATCAATAAATTTTTGATTATATTTTGTAATAGAAGTAATTATTGATTTTAATGTTTCTAATTGTTGTTCTTTTTGAGAAAGTTCATCACCTTCTCTAGAAGAAAATGATCTGGCGGAAACAGGATCTGGTGCTACAGGTGGTGGTGGAACTTTTTCTAACTTAAAATATGCGTAATAAACTCTAAATTTTCCCCATAATCTTTGTAATGTGTTATTAGTTTCTAACCATTTTATATCAGATATATCATTAGGTTTACCCTTAATTAAGTTAGGAAATTCAGGATAATATTTTCGCAGATAGTCAACGAATTTTTTCTTTAAATCATTACTAGTAATTTTTAAAGGTAAATCCGAAAGATCTAAACCTAATGCATCTCCAACACCTTCAATGTATTTTTTCTCCTCTTCTTTTTTTTCAGTAGTTTTAATTATAGGGTCAAAATTAAGGTAACTATTATCTACTCTAGTATTGTCTGCAAAATTTCTTCTATGAATATCATTTGGATTTTGATATTTGGTGTTAAATTCTTTTTGTGCATTTACTAAATCTGCATATGCCTTACCATACATTTTATCCCACTCCTTCTCTTCTTCTATAAATTTTTCTAATATTTTATTATATTCCTCAACTTTCTTTGCCTGTTCTTTTTTAAATATTTCTCTCTGTAGTTGTACAAAAAAGTCTTTTTGTGTATCAATATTCCTTTCAATATATTCTTCTATTAAAACTCCCGGATATAATAAATCTGTATTACAGACACCATCTTCCCTATCATTACACCCACTAAATAATTCTAATAATTTATCACCACCTAATTTTTGTATATTTTCTACACTTAAATTATAAATATTTTTAATCCAATTAGCATCTCTTTGCATCCCACCCCATTTACCATTAACATCATTCCATGATCTAATCGCATCATTTAACCAACCATATGTAGATGAGTCCCTAACTGTATAATCAGAATATATTTTTTTAAAATCAAAAACTGGAATTGAGTCATTTACAACTATTTTTTTATTATTAGAATAATAGGTGGTAACAGTATTACCCATATAAGAGTCACTTTTTTGATAAGAGTTACACCAGTCCCAACCTTCAGGTGTAGGGTAAAATTCCATACCCATTGGCGCACATTTTGCTGGTTCTGGTAATGGTATTTCAGGTATCTCTTCTCCTTTAGGCCCAAATTTTAATAATTTTTCAGTTAAATTAAGACTTAAATTGGGTGGTACTGAATTTAATTTAAATTGATTAGGTTTTACAGGTTGGTAACCCATATTTAATTTTGGTGCAGCAGAAATTGCGACACCAGATATTCCGTCTACTTGTTCACTAACAATTAAAAAATCATTATCAAAAACTTTTTTATACTGTGTTTCGGAAATTATAATTTTCATCCTAATAGGTTTATAAATAAATATTTAAAAGCATAGAAAAAGTCGCATAAAGCGACTTTTAATATTATATATGTTAGTTTGATTTAGAATACGTTAATCGCTCTATCAAATCTTAATGTACATGTAATGTCTGCTAAGTCGGAAGAACTATAATCTAAACCACCAAAGTCAGCATCATTTAATTGAGTTCCCTCTAAAATCCATTTTTGTACTACAACACCTGTAGGATCTAACATTTCTAACTCTACATTCTTTTTGTATCCTGCCGCATATCCTTGTCTACCAGTTACAGACTCAGAATGTAATCTTACCCACTCCATCAATGCTTGTGTCGCAGATGGTCCAATAGGGTCTCTAAATGTTACAGAAATAGTTTCCCATCTAAATCTACCAATAACATAAGTTTCAGTGTTTAGAAAAGGTATTGATACTTCATCACTAGTGTATTTAGGTCTACTTGCAGTAGAAATCCACCATTCTTGAATTCCTAAATCATCTGGAAATCTAAGAATCCATCTATTCTTTCTTAATGGTTCATAAGGAACCGGCATTCTCATTAATAAATCTGCCATAATTTCTTTTTTTTACTGTTGTTTTTTTATTCTTTATTAATAAATATCTGAATTTTAAAAAAATATAAATCTTTAATGTTTTTTATTATCTTTGTAATTGTGATTGTGGAGTATCATCTACTCTTTCATCCCCCCTATTAGAACTAACAGAGAAATCTAAGTCTTTAATAATAATATCATTAGTATCTATAGCCATTTTATAGGTATCTATTGCATCTGCCACATGAACAGTTAATCTATCAAATGCTACATTACTCATTTTAGATTTATTAGATTTATCAATTATCTTATTAACTTCTTTAATTGTTTCTTCTAATTCTTCATTAAGTTCTTTCAATGCCCCAGATAATTCATAAGCATATTTAGTATAACTATACCCAGTACCTCTAAACATTCCACCAATACCTTTTAATGTAGACTTTAAACCTTCATTTAAATTTTCTTTATCATTTTCTATATTACCGTAAAGTCTTTCCTCATTAAACAATGATTTCATTCTTTTAATTTCGTTATTTATATTCTTTTCCATTTCAGTCTTTTTTAATAAATATTATATATTTAAATAAAATCTTATTTTTTAATTATTATTCTTTTCTTTTTAGGGTTATCGGGTTCAGATGTATCATACACTAAAAACCTAACATCAGGATATAATCTTTTTAATTCCTCTTCAATATACTTCTCCGCACTTTCTATATTACCTAAATCATCATCACTAAAACCTATACTCATACCATTATATTCTGGATTATCTTTCATTTCTTTAACTGCGTTAACTACTCTGTTTACAAAAGTCTTTAATGCAATCATTTTACCGACTTCTGGTTTAGTTACACTTACATCAGTATCAAATTCTTCTACAAATTCGTCAGAAGTCACAGGATAGTAGTCCTGTAGGTTTAGATATTGTTCTATAGTTGTACCATGTAAGTTAGATAACATCTTTTCTTTTTGTTCTTCAGTAAAAATAGTGTCAATTATTACTTTTATCCCATCTTTAATTGCTTTAGGTGGATTTCCCCTAGCAGTTATAATAGAAAAGTCATTACCATATAATAACGCTTCAATAAATTTATTAAAACTTGGTCCGAAAGATTTTTTTCTTAATGCTTCTTTTGTGTCTCTTATAAATGCGTCATAATCTCTGAAATCTTTAAACGCATAATATAAGTCATCTTTTTCGTATCTATAATCTTTACCAACTCTATTCCTAATTTCTCTAAATTCTTCAGTACCTACTAAAACAGGTATCCATCCATCACCTACCTTTTTCTCTAAATAAATTTTAGTGGGCATAAATAAAATATTATCGTCCCAATCAAATGAATATGCTCTTTTTTTAAATTCCAAAAGTAGACTTTTTTGATATTGACTTAATTTTATTTTCATAGACAAAAAAAAGGTGGGAATAATCCCACCTTATAATTATATTTTATTTATTTTAGATATCATCAAAAGATGCTCCAGTATTAGTAATATTAAATTCAATACTAATGTACTCTAAAGATCTTGTCGGTTTAATGAATATTCTACCATTTAATTCATTTCTGTCGATAGATTCTGGTGTATCATCTAATACAACTCTAAAGTCAGTTAAACCTCTTTCTTTTCTAATATTATCCAATATTGGATTAACTAATGAAAGGAATTGATTTCTTACAACATCATCATTCTGTTCGAATAATAATCTAATAGATACTGCCGAAATAAGTTTTCTAGCTTGTAATAACAATCTTCTAACATTAATTCTGTTAAGTGCCGTATCTTTAGATTGTAAGGTTTTATTACCCCAAATACAAACACCTACATCTGAGAATGTTGCCATTGGATTAATTCTTCCTTCATATAAATCATCTCTTTGATCTAAGGTTAATTTTGTTCTAGCTTTAATTGCGTTTGTTGTACCTCTGTTTAAACCAGCTGCTGCGAACCAAGGGAATGCTACGTTATCCGTTAAAGCAATGTTTCTAACAACTTCTAAAGTTGGTGGTAACCAAATGTACTGATTGTTTTCTGTATCATTCATTTGTAACCAAGGGAAGTAAGTTGCAGAATAGTTACTATCAATTCCGGAATCGTCTAATATATCAACCGCTTCATCCGTAGTTAAAACAGTTTCACCAGAACTATCCGTATCAGGAGTAGTAATTACATATAATGAATCTGCTCTATCATTTTCAACCATATCTACTGCCGCATCAATTAATGAAGGTTGATCTCTTAAGTCTAAACCTGGAGTTGCAAATACGTTGATGTTAACTGCTTCAGGATTATTATAAGTGTAAATACCTTCTAAGTATGCGTAGTAGTCAGAAGTAATACCGTCATCACCTTCTGATGTTGTATAAGTAGTAAACGTACCATTAGTTAATCCTTCACTACCTTTACTTCCAGTTTTAGTGTATGCGTCAGTATTTGTTCTATCTAAACGATAAACATCCCATCCATCATAACCACCATAAGGTGCAAATGTGAATTTTCTAGCACTTACTTTTTCATATGGTCCACCTACTAGTGAAGCTTCAGTAGTAAACGCTGAAATCCCCACTTGTAATGATGGGAAGTAACTATCGTCACCCGCTGATATTTCAGCACCTTCTGCATTTACGTCTAAATGGAAACCATCTGATTTACCTGTATATGCTAAGTTAGTAACTGCATCTAAACCTTTATAATCGAAGAAATCTTGATCCACACCAATAGTTGTGTTAAGACCTAAATAATATCTTCTTAATTGTGAATTATTTAGTGATGGATACTCTGTTCCATATTCTATTTGTGGTGGTAATGCCGTTCTATCACCTATGTAATCTCTAACTTGTACACCTTCAAAACCTGCTGGAATACCGTTAGTTGGGTAATCTGTTGCCATCTCTACCATTATGTAATTACTTCTTAATGGAAACTCTCCATCTGAAGTACCTATCTTTCTACCAATAAATCCATTATCTCTCGGATCTAATGATAATTTAGAAAATTTCTCAATAACACTTAAATTAGCGTCTGTATCATTATACCTTCTAACTATTAAATCAAATGTCTTATCATCTGGTTTAATATTAATAATTGAGAATTTAATATCTCTGTTTGCTGCATCACCGTCAGAAATTGTAATAAACCTAAATAATCTTTGTAATTTATTACCTCTTAATTCTGATAAAACATATGGTGAAGCGGCTGATTGATATTTTTCTTCATAGTTACTTAGGTTATTAGTTGAATCTCCACTAATTCTAAGGAACGTAATATCTAAACCTCTAACTTTTCCTGCGGTGTTTAAATCATCTAAACTATTAATGAATAATTCCTCTACGAAAAGTTCAGTCTCTTTATCTTGTGCATAAACACCAAATACGTTAGGTAAATAATTCTTTTTAGTTCTATCTAATGAAACATTATAATCAAAATCATTACCACTACTTGTCGTACCACTTATAGTAAAGTTACCAAATGGATTAGTTACAATAGCGGAGGTATTTGTCATACTAGCATCTGTTATACCTGATACTGTGTAATCTAATATTTGGTCTCCACCATAATTACCTCTAGATCTTAAAGTTGCCACTACACTACCATCAATACCATATGAAGATGCCGTATAAGTAACTACTGTACCTGTTGTACTACCAGTTACAAATGAAGTAGTACTACCAGATCCTGTGGAGTTTATAGTTAAGTCAAAAGTAGCACCTGAAAATGTTGTACCTACTTTTATATATGCCGGTGTAGAAATAGATATAGTATCACCAGTTCCTTTTAAACCTAAATCACTAAAACTACTACTAATTTCACCTTCATCATATAATTCTTGTAGAATTGCACTATCAAAGTCTAATGTTAGTGGTGAACCTCCTGTACTAGCACTGTATGTCATAGTAAAAGTAGATGTACTTGCCGATGCTGCCGTTGAAGGGTCTGCAGCTGCGTCTAAAGTGATACACCACGCATTTCCTGCTTTATAACCAGATAAACCTAATACTCTACTTACATAAAGTTGGTTAGTCTGAGTTAAAAATGATCTCGCAATATAATTAAGTTCAAATTTTGGGTATCCGTTGCCCTTATATTTAGCAGGATCTAAACCACCAAAATAAGAAGTAAATTCATCATAATTTGAGATGAATACTGGTTCAAATGCTGGTCCTTTAGGAGTTTCCCCTAGTAACCCTAAAGTAGTTACCCCCACTTGTCTTGTTACGAATGTTAAATCCTTTTCTGATGTAAAAACACCTGGACTAACGAAAATTCTATTTGTTGAAGCCATTTAATTTTTTATTTTAATCTTTTTTATTATTTTGTTTTTATTATAAATATGCAATTATTTTTGAAAGTAAGTGATTTATTTTAATATTAAGATATTTAGTATGATATTTTTCATACTTTTATCATACTTATATAAAAAACAACTATGAAAAGGACTAAAAATCTAAAAATAACCCCTAAAACTCATTTATTATTAAAAACTTATTGTGAGGAAAATGGATTGAAAATGTTTGCATTTGTGGAAAAAATAATTAAAGAGAAATGTATACCCAAAAAAGATTTATATGGAGAAATACTTAAATAGTTTATCTCGCAATAAAAACTAAATTATAAGAAGTTTCTAAATTAAAACTACCTTCCCACTTCAATTTTCTATTTTCTATTTGGTAATCCTTCCCTATATGATATCTTATACCGTTTATGTATAATTCAGTTTTATTTACATCACTTATATCTAAATCAATTATTTCTTCAAATATAATTTGCCCATCAACAGAAGGGTTAAAAGTTAATGCTTGATAATTATTGATTACACCACCACCTATAAGTGTATCCAAAATAGGTTTTGGGTCTCTAACAACATAATTTCTTATAATCCTTTTCATTTTGTATTACCTATTAATGTAAGAAATGCGGTATTTGCCACATCTAATTTTGTTATGTTTATTTCTAATGTTTGTCCATATGTCACTTCAAAAGGTAAGTTTTTCACTTCTCCATCTACAGTTATAGTAAAAGAACTAATATTTTGTTGAGAAATATTGTTATATTCTGTATCATTTTCAACTACCAATTGGAAAACATTAATTCCTGGTGCATATTGTATGTTGATTTCAATTGAGGTATCTTCTTCCCTCGGTTTAATCTGAAATGCCGCATAATGTACATTTTCACTAACCTCAAAGAAGTTAATTGCTCTACTAATTGCAGGTGTAACCTCAAATTGTTTAGGATCTAATAAATAACCTAACATTTTAATACTAAATAATTGTACGTAATATCTTTTTTCATCTAAATTTTGTATGGAACTCTCATCACCAATATTGTCCATCATAAGAGGAATTGGGTGTCCATTTACTCTTATATATTTTTCACCCGCAGAAAATGAATCTAACATCAATCTATTTAATATATTTAAATCCCTCATTCTAGTACAAAATAATCTCACTTCATAATTTAAATCTACTGAAACAGGTTGTGGTATTTTATAAATGTCAAAACTTTTTATGTTACCATCCCATGTAGGTATTTTCATATATGTAAAAGTAGGTTTACCAGGCACATTAAATTTTCCTGCATAATTAGTTCCTGTTTGTGCGTCTGGTTTTCTTATTATAGTAATAAAAGGCATTGTTATATTTTTGTATTCATCCGAAAATTGCCAAGTTTTTGCAAACTCTGCCCATCTTTGTATACTTAAGAAAATAACTGGTACTTTTTCACCATTCAATACTAAAGTTATATCGTCTTCCATATATTGAACAAATTCTCTGTCCATATCTTCATGTAAAATACCTTTAGGAAGATACGTTCCCGGATTCGCAATATCATTCAAAATTCCTTGTCGGGCTTCAAAACCTTGTGGTGTAGGCGTAAATTTTAAATTTTTTCTATAATTTTTAGGAAGTCCCATTTATATTAAATACCTTTAAATTCATCTTCAGGAGTCGGTACACATGTCACAGTTCTGTAAAATCCTTTATATCCTGCTATAGTGTGTGCGTTGTCTGATGTTATTATACCATTATTAGATACTGTCCAATAAGTCATTTTATCCTCAGTTTCTGGATACCCTATATAATCACCGTAATTTATTTCAACCCCCAATTCATCTAAATGTGATTGATAGACACCCAAAGTTAGATTACCGTGTTCTAAATGTCTTAAACTACCATTAGGATTCCAAGCTTCATTTTTAGGAGATTCCATTTGAAAATTAACAGTTATTTCCACAGGCGTTTTAAATCTTATTTCATTAGGTGCTGCTTCTCCGTATATATCATCCGTTAATGATTTACCTTGATCAACTTGAAAAAGAACAACTTTAATATTAATATCTCCTTCAAGCCATTCTCTACCAAAATTTACCTCTAAATTAAAATCTTCTTGTGAAAAAAACTTATTTACTCTCGTAATTGGTACTTTTCTGTTATATTTCATGTATCTTTTTTCTATAAATATTTATACTTTGCAAAAAAATGATTATAATTAGAAATATGTTAGACATAAAAGACATAAAGGGATTAAAAATAGAAGAACTGTTAGTGACATATGAAGGTAAAAATCCTTATATTAATTATATAAAGAAAAAATACCAAACGGAAAAGTCTTATTTCTTAACTAATAGTCAAACAAAATATATTACTAATTACTTTAATTATATTCCTAAAACAATCAATAAAGTTGTAAAATTAACAGAATACTATTCCAATCAACTGCAAGAAGAATATAAATTAAAAGTACCTATTTCAAAAATATTAGTAGAAACTATTTTGGCAGAAAGTGATAAAGCAATACATGCAATATGTAAATTTTATAAAAATCAAAAAGAAGTTAAATTAATATGGATTCCTAAAACTCAATTAATTGAGGATATACATTATGAAGAAATAGATGTAGAAGTAGATTTTGAAAAATATATTGATTTAGATAAAAGAGGATGGAGGGCGTTTAAACATCAAGAAGAAGGGATAGAATTTTTATTAAAAAATAAAAAATGTATTTTAGCGGATGATATGGGATTAGGTAAAACTTACCAATCTATTGTTGCCGCATTAGAATGTGGTGCAGAAAGAGTTTTAATTGTTTGTCCTGCATCTTTGAAGATTAATTGGATGAGAGAAGTACAAAATTTCTGTGAAGATGTTTCTATAATAAAAGGTAAACATTGGGATCCAAATAGATTTACTATTATAAATTATGACATACTTAAAAATTTCCACACAATAGAAGAAAGGGGTAAAAAATATGAAGAATGGGAATTAAGAAGAGAAATAGTTGAATTTAATCCTGATTTAATTATTTTAGATGAAGCTCACTTTGTTAAAAACCATAAAAGTATTAGAGGTAAAATTTTAAAAGATATATCCAAAAGATTTTCACCTAAAAGATGTTGGTTATTAACAGGTACACCTATAGCTAATCGTCCTATGGATTATTATAACTTATTATCAATAATAGAGTGTAGTGTTGCTAATAATTGGGTTCATTATGCTAGAACATATTGTGAAGGTGTTAGATTTAAAAAAGGTGGTAGATTTGTTTGGGTTACTAAAGGTGCGTCTAATTTAGAAGAATTAGCACAGAAAACAAAAAGAACTATTTTGAGACGTAAAAAAGAAGAAGTATTAGATTTACCAGATAAACTTATAACACCAATTTATTTAGAATTACAAAATGTAGATGGTTATAAAAATGTATGGGAAGAATATTTAGCACAAAGAAAAATAGACGGTAAAAAAGGTAATCCAGCAAGAGATTTAGTAGAAGCTACTTTGTTAAGAACTTTTATCGCAATGGAAACTGTACCTTATACAATAGAAAAGGTTGAAGAAGCTTTAGAGTTAGATAAAAAAACTATAATATTTTGTAATTTTAATGATGAGATGGATGCTTTTATTAGACACTTTGGAGACAAATGTGTTTGTATCAGAGGAGGAATGTCCGAAAAACAAAAACAATTAGCGGTTGATAGATTTCAAGAAGATGATAACTGTAAAGTTTTTGTAGGACAAATAAAGGCTGCGGGTGTAGGATTAACTTTAACTGCTGCAGAAATAGTTATTATGAATTCGTTAGACTGGGTTCCTGGTAATCATGAACAAGCAGAAGATAGAGCATATAGAATTGGGCAAAACAAAACTGTTAATATTTATTATATGTTAATAGATGATACTATAGATACATTAGTATGGGATATTTTAAACGAAAAAAAGAAAATAATAGGAACAATAATGGGTGAAGAAGATATAATAACAGAATTTATAAAAAAAATAGAAAATGAAAGTAACACCAATAGTATTTAGTATGAAAGGATGTCCTCATTGTGATAATTTAAAATCACAACTTAAGGAATCTAATATTGAATTTAAAGAAATAGATGTAGACCAATCTGAAAATGAGGTTTTATATGAATCATTCTCAAAAAAAGTAGAAAGTGATTACTTACCTGCAATCGTTATAGGTAAAAAAGCATTTCTTCCAGAAAGAACATTTAAAAAGATTGATGATGCAGTAATTTTAATTAGGGAGTACCTTCGGGAGCTTTCTGATCGTGATAACCATTAATATTAAAATTATCATTACTATCACTATATTTATCAATTAATGAACCTAACTCATTAATTATATTATCGTGTTCCTCTGTACCGTCCCATCCTGCACCTTGTCCACTTCCATGTAATAATGATTTCCTTATATCTTCTAAACCTTCAATTAAATCTTCATTATTTGTATCTGCTTCATATGCGAATTGTATTGCTGCCTCTATATCTCTAAGGGCAGATGCCAAATGATTCATTGCTTTATGCATTAACCCAACTGAGATATCAGTAGAAGTGTGTGTATCTGTTTTGGTATAAGGAAAAAGATTTTTTTCTACTTCATAAGTAGTTTCTTCTCTTAAAATTTTTTTTATTAGGTTTCTTTTCATCATTTAATAAATATCTTAATATTTATAAATAAATAGTATAAATTATGGGAAATGCATTAAATGATAAATTAAAAGATGAATTATTTACATTAATAAAACATCGATTAGGTGCACCGATTAGAAAAATTGAGTTAGATAACGATCAAATGTGTTCGTTATTAGAAACTGCAATTGAAGATTATGCACAAAGAGTACAAGATTGGTTAATAGAAAATCAGTGGTCATCTTTATTAGGTAATGATGCAAGTAAAATAGATATTGCATTTGCACTTACTACACGTTCATTAGATTTTGAAAGTAGATTTACCTATGCATATTCTAAACAAGTAGGGTTACAAGATAGAGGACCTTGGGAATTAAAAAAAGATTACGTAACCATTGAAGCAGGTAAACAAGTTTATCAAATACCAGGTGGTAGAGAAGTAAATGAAATTTTATGGATTACACCTAATAGTACAGATCATGCACTCTATTCATTTGCTGGTTTTGGAGACTACGGATTTGGTGGAGGATTTGGACAAGTACCTTACGCAGGTTGGGGACAAGGTGGAGGATTAGGTAATGGTGGTTTTTATGTTGCACCCGCTTTTGATGTATTATTAAGAGCATCTGATTTTAGTTTAAAATCCAAATTACTTAGAAGTCAATTAACATATAAAGTTACCGCAGGACCGAATGGTACTAGATTATTACATTTAATGCCGATACCAGGAAGTAGACTATCTTTTAGTGCTGGTGGTTTAGTTGGTAGCCAAGTAGGGTTAGCAGGTACTAAAGTATGGTATTATTATTATGATACTAATGGAATGTCCGAAGATGAAATAAATTTATGTTTAAATGAAAATAAAGATATTATAAAATTACCTAATGATGTACCCCTTTCAAAACTAATGTACTCTGATTTAAACGAACCAACTAGAGTATGGGTAAGAAGATATCTTACGGCATTGTTTAAAGAAGCCTTAGGAAGAGTAAGAGGTAAATTTAGTGGGGCAATAAAAGTTCCTGACTCTGAATTAACTATGGATTATGATAGTTTATTAAGTGAAGGTAAAGAAGAACAAGGTAAATTGTTAGAAGATTTAGACGCTAGATTGGAAAGACTAAGTAATGCTAAACAATTAGAACTAAAAGCAGGTGAAGCGGAAAATCTTAATAAATCTTTACAATATAGACCTCTCGGATTGTTTGTGATTTAAACAAAACTCATCTACTATATTATATTCCTCAAACATATAAGTAGGTGATAAATTAATTAAATCCCAAAATAACATTTCTTCTTCAGTTACTGTTAATAAATCTTCTAAAGTATCTTGATCACCTTCCTTCATTGGTTGTCCTGAAGTTAGTGTTAATTGTTTTTGTGTAAAATATTGTCTATGTAATGGTGAAGTAATTATAATATCTTCTCTCACTTCTGGACTAAAACATACTAATAAAGGTTTAATCCTTTTATTAAATGCGTCAATATATCTTTCTATATTATAACTACCCGTAGTATCGGGATGATTTTCTATAATATCTGGTGAAATATATTGACAATTAATATGAACTATTTTTTCTTTAGTTTTTCTATCTGTTTTAGTTTGAATATCACCGTGAGATTTTTTAGTACCAGTATTCACATAATATATAGTATCACCTAAATCTACATTTAAACCTTCTTTTATAATAAGTTCCATATGTGCTTGTTTAGGTAAAGGGTTGCCCGCCTTATTTAATTGTAATGATCTTTTTTCATAATCTTTTACAGACATTCTAACTCTTGATTTGTTAGCTATTTTTGAAAGTGGAATTTCTTGATTATAAATTTTTTCTAGTGTATCATAATATTCATTAACAAATTCATATCCTTTACCTTTTAATAACATATGAATTCCTTTATCTATAAATTCTGCAATATATGTAGGTAATTTTTTAGATTTAATAGTATTACCTACTAATTTAACTTTTCCGTCTATTAAATCTGCATAATTCTTTCGTGCAATATTAATTGTTGATTCACATATTTCATCCACATCTAACCCCATTACACCTTTCATATACTTATCATTATATTCTGCAACAACGGCATCTAAACCTTTATAGGTTTTACCTGTTTCGTTAAATCTATGTTGTCCGTTGGAAGTATATATATTATCCTCTACATATTTAGGTATTGAAAAGTTGAATCCATCGGTATCCCCTACTAAAGGTCTAAATCCTTTTTTATTAAAGAATCTTATCATATGTCTTAAGTATTGTCTACCAGTACATGTAATTTTTTCACCCATATTAGTGTCACCCCAAGGGAATACATTAGGTGCAGATATAGAACCAAACATACCATTATTTAATATTTTTAATGGCAATTGTTTTTTGTCATAATATTCAGATTTTTCTTTTTCACCTAATTTAGCGTGTTTAGATTTTAACTCTTTATATAAATTACGATAATCATAATTATATTGAAGGAGTCCTCTCATTGCACCAGTAACATCACATTCAGTAAAAACATTATGAGTTAATTGTATTGATGGGTATAGTGATGCAAAGTCAAACTTCACTACATTTTCTGTAAAACCCACTTCTAATAGTCTAGATAATCCACCTGTAAAACCTTTGGTAGGCATAGTATGTGGGACACCTAATCCATTATGATATGACCATCCTAACATTAATAGTTTCCACGTTGCCGCAGTACCCATTGTAGAAGATCTCATAAAAGAAGTAGGTAAAATTTTAGACAAAAGAAACGTTGCCTGATTAAATATATTATCTACTTTTTCAGTTTCCCACAAATCATCTATTAAGTATCTCTCTACTATATATTTACCAGTAACTTGTTTACTACCTTCAGGTAATGTACCATTAGTTATGATACCCCACTCACCATTTTCATCAGTAAACCAATATTTGTTATCTGTATCACTCCAAACCTTACTAATTTTATCACCCGAAATATATACCCTATTTGGTTTCGCAGCATTGGAGTATTTTGTAATATATTTAAGACTTGCTTGTTTAATTGAAGAATTAATTGCTTGTGCTCTTCTAACCGCATGATAAACATCCATTATATTATATCCCCACATAACCGTTTGTTCATAGTATTCCATCTCAGGACCCATTTTTAAAGTTTGTTTTTTCCTATAAAAAGGTATTGGACCTAATGTTTTTGCAATCTGTCCTATTTCTAATCTCAAAAGTTGTGCTCTTTTAACTATATAATGCCAGTCAAAATTTTCAGAGTTATAACCTGCAATAATCGCTGGTTTAAGATGATTAATAACTTTAAAAAATGTAGTAATTGCTTCTCTTTCTCTTTCTCTTAATTCCCTTCTCGTTTCACCTTCTATTGATAATACGTGTTGAAACCCTCTATTATCTTTCATACCAATTTGAAAAATTCTACCATCGGCAGGATCTAAACTAGTGGTTTCAATATCGAAAGAAAATCTATGAACATCATCATAATTTTCAAAACCCTTAAATAATCTTTTACCTGTTTGTATAAGAAATTGTTCTGTTGGGTTTATAGCTAAAAAATTGTCTCTATGTTCTTCACTATATACTGGTGTACCACCTTCTTGAAAAAACTTTAATAAATCACCGTATGTACCTTTACATCTAACTAAAAATTTATATCCTCCTTCTAGTCGAGGTATAGTCTCACCACTTTCATCATTTATATTAAGAGGTATGAATTTAACTCTATACTCTCTCATTTTATCTTTTATCTTCCTTCTATCACCTTTATAAAAAACAGTCATATTAGGAGACTTCATCCATAAAAAAGGTTTTAACCTATGTTTTTCAATACGTTTTCCGTTTTCAGGGTCGTGAATTATTAGACTTATTTTATTCTCCTTATAAGAAGACTCAACCCCTACAATATATTTCTGATCGTCATATCCTTCTAAGTATGTTTCAATTTCTTTTACAGTTGCAGGCATATTATATAATATTAATTATTATTACAAATATACGAAAAAAAATGTAATTATCAAACTTCTAAGACATTAATAAATAATTTGTCTCTAATTGGTGCAATTAATGTTCCCGTACCGTCTAAAAATTCTATAATAAATTCACCGTTAAATTTACCAACTTTTTTAGTATCCCTATTTCTCCAATTATATACAATATAATATTCGTTTTCATCTCCACCTATATCACAAGATTCACATTTTAATTCAATATCTGCCGGTGAATTGGCGATTCTTTTAACTTTATTATCTACATCATACATATTAAATTTAATAGTTGCATTTTGTATTTTTTCAAAAAACTTTTTGAAATCATTTCTACCATCATTTATTAATTCCATTTTTAGTGGTGGTAAAGTACTATTTTGATTTATAAAAAATTCCATATTAACTAACGATAAATTGTGACGTTATTGTTATATCATCTATTGCAATTGGTGGTTGAGTTCCAACACTACCATCATTTCTCCACCTTAACATAAATCTAGCTTGTTCACCAGGAGTCCATAAATTACTAGGTACTGATATTGTCTCCAATTGCCAGTTACCCTCAGTTGCACCTGCCACATAACTAGTATTTAAACGATTACCGGTGCCACCACCCATTTCGTAGTCCTCAAAGTTTGTCACAGATCCAGTATTAGATGGTGTAAATGTTGTAGGTGCTAACCCAACCATTCCATAATCAAACGAAGACTCACCAACACATGTCCAATAAAAACTAACTGTTAATGCAATACAACTAGAAGGGACATCAAAATCTACATACATATAAGAATTTATCGATGGTGATAGTCTATATTGATACGGTGGTACACCACCAGCCCAAGTTTCATCACTTATATAAGCTGAATTACTACCAGTTCTAGAAGTGTCACTACTAACTGTCCATATATTTTGTGGAGATCCTGCAGTAGATGATGGTTGTCTGAATACCCAACCATTCGCTACACCTAAATCACTCCAATCTTCCTCTAATAGAATTTGTGTATCCACCACTAAAGGTTGTGCTTGTTTACCTAAACTCCATTTAGAAACTTCTAAATCAAAAGATATTAAATTAATAGTTGTGGCTTGTATATGTTCTAATCTAAAAAGAATTATATCGCCTTCATAATAATTCGATATATCAAATGTACCAACAGTGGACTGTAAAACTATATTTTCACCAAAATCAGTATCAATTTCTACAATTTCCGCTGGATAAGTATTAAATGGTGTAACATTTTGCGGTGATCTAGGTATAGGCGTTTTACCACCATCTGAATCTGCAATAAGAACATTACCCACCTCTACAGGTAAGAATGATAATCTCATTTCTGATGGTGTATCCTCATCACCGGTACCCGATAAAATATAAGTTATTTTTACTTTAACTCTTTGAGAAGTACTAATTCCTTGTGGTATTTTCATAAGGAAAGTACCAAAGTCACCATTAGTAGCAAATTGTGATTCTAAAAACTGTTGTGTCCAAGTTTCTGCGCCTGTTCCATCACCAACTGTAACACTAAAACTTGCTAAGTCTCCTGCTGGATCACTCCATGTACCCATAAATAAATTTATTTCTTCTTTATGTAGTGATCTACCATTAAATGATAATACACCTTCTTTACTTATTGTACTACTGTCATAAATTATTTTAACTTGTTCGATAGTAGGTTTAGTTGTTCCCGTAGATATCATTCTACATCTCATCCAATAACCAGTAACACCATTTATAGTCTTAGCTGACCAAGGATCATTATTTGGTTCTAAATTTGCTGAATCTTTACTAAGTTCAAAACTAATATTTTCATTACTCTGACTTCTTAAAAATAAATCATTACCATAACTATAACCTAAATCTTCTGAGTGTATATGCCATAAATCCCTTTTCCATTCTGTACCATTCCAATATTCAAATACGTAATCACCACCAACTTTTTTCTGTAATATATTTATATCTAACCCATAAAATTTTAGTGGTGTTGTTAAATCACTACTAACTCTTCGTGTAGTAAATAAAATGGTAGTTCCAGTCCCCCCACTCTGAAAAGTTATAGTACTACCCTCTTTGGATTCTGCATCATCTGTAACATCAATAAAATTACCTCCATCACTAACACTACTTGTAGTATTATCTGTGGTAAATATCTTCATACCTACAGTCGAAGGTGCACCTCTACCTACATTCATTTCCGTTCCTCTTTCTGCAAACCCTAAACTCATTTGATCTAAACCAAATAAATTTTTACTTGAATTGAATACATCTGTAGATTCTTGTGTAAAATCCAAACCAAACTCTGCAGTATATGCTACTGCCGGTGGATAAATATAATTTGGTTGGTGATTAGATGTTATTCTATATGATGCATCTATACCTGTACCAGTTAAATCTACATTTACTGAATAAGTTACATTTTCTAAAGAACCACCTAATAAATTAATTTCTTCATAATCTCCTGATGCACTTAATGCATTAGTTGAATTGCTTATATTAGGTGTAAATATTTTTGCCACTGGTATTACTCCTGAACTACCACCTTCAGTTCTAATGGCGTTAGTTACATTACTGTTTCCACAATTAAATCCTACCATTTGTGCTCTACCGGCATTAGTACCACTTGAAGTGGTTACCAATAACACATTATCAATATCACCATTAGATTCTGGTACGTGAACTCCCTCTAATGCTAAAGTGCCTGAATCTACTTTTAAACAATTAGACATCCCCCCACCTTCAACTCTTATACCATAACCAATTAATTTACCACCACCAGTTTTATAAAGTCCTGTACCTGTACTACCTACACCACCATTACCGTAGAATGTAATATTATTGGCGGTAGATGTACCACTAATGTGTGTTGAAATAAGTGCGTCAAAACTTCCTTGTGGTACGTTAATACTAAAACCGTCAATAAAAGAGTCTTCGCTTAATTCTACAATTGCACCACCTGCACTTGCTGGTGAAGGACCTAAAATAGTAACTTCCCAGCCACCTTCACTAACTAAAGACACACCTTCAGGAATACCAATTTCTTCTGGATATTCTCCAGGTCTTACAATTACTGTATCCCCATTAGTTGTGTCATTTAATGCTGATTCTATAGTTAAATAAGGTTTATCTTGTCTATTAGTAAGTGCAGTACCATCATCACCAAAAATAGAATCAACCCATAATACATTACCTGTATTTATATCCTCATTACTAGAACCACTAAATGTAGAAGATGCCCTATATTCTATTTCTCCTGTAGTACTGTTTCTTACTAATACTTCCGTACCAGAATTATTTAATGTTGGTGTGTCAGATAGTGTTATAGTATCTGCGGTTAAACCACTAGTAATTTCTAATGAACCTTCTAATAACCCATCACTTTTTTCAAAAGTAAGTACATTTGTATCTACACCGTTATCATCATACCCAATATGCATTGGGGTATCTACATCGTCTGCCTCGATATACCAATAATCATTTTGTGCACCTACACCTAATCTACTATATGCAGTACCTCCATTAGCATTGGTAATCTTTACATCTGTTCTAGGTCTAGTAGTGTCATCATAAATCAATAAAGAAGATTGTCCTTTTGTGATTCTAAAATAAGGTCCATCACTCAGTGAAGGACTTCCGTTATCACCTTCAGCAATAAAATTAAAACCACCATCACTTATAAAATTAAAGGCGTTACTTAATAGGTTTCCACCACCATTATATCTATAAAATATATCACCAATATTTCCATTATCACTAAATCTTAAATTTGGTCCTGCGTAATTTTGTGATCCACCGCCAGTTCCAGGATTGTCGAATATTGTTAGGGTAGGTGTTAATGATGTTCGTGATCCACCACCAACATTATTTTCACCAAATAAAGTAGTAGTTTTACCACTCATAAAATCATTTACAATTAATTCAGTCCCAATAGTTACTGAACTACATCCAGAAATATTAGATACCCATAGTTCATTTATACATGTTCCTGATGTATTACCAGTAAAAGTTAATGAACCTAAATTTACGGGTATATTAACACCATCGTTTCTTGTTATATCTAAAGTAGTGTTAGTTAAAGTTGCACCAGTTACAAAAGTATTAGTATCACCACTAAGTGAACTTAAATCTACAGTAACATCCGTTAATCCGTTATTTCTTTCTAATTCTAATATAGTACCATTTAATGTTGCTCCTGTAACAACATTATCTGTAGTATTTGCGGTGTAAGTATCAAATAAAGTTGTGTTTACTTTACCGCTTAAAACTGGTGTTAAATCCGTAGTAATACCTATTCCGTCATTTCTTTCTATTATTAAATCATTACCTGTTAATGTAGTACCAGTTACAAAAGTATTAGTATCTACTGAACCCGTCAATGAACTTAAGTCTACTGTAACATCAGTTAGTCCATTATTCCTCTCTAATTCTAATGTGAAACCATTTAATGTTGCTCCTGTAACAACATTATCTGTAGTATTTGCCGTATATGTATCAAATAAAGTTGTATCTACTTTACCACTAATAATTGGTGTTAAGTCTGTGGTAATATCTATATTATCATTTCTTTCTATTATTAAATCATTACCTGTTAATGTAGTACCAGTTACAAAAGTATTAGTATCACTATCACCAGTTAAAGAACTTAAATTTACACTAACTGTAACACCATCATTTCTTTCAATACCTAAAGTAGTATTAGTTAAAGTTGCACCAGTTACAAAAGTATTAGTATCACCACTAAGTGAACTTAAATCTACAGTAACATCACTTAATCCATTATTTCTTTCTAATTCTAATGTTCCACCTACTAAAGTTGCTCCTGTAACAACATTATCTGTAGTATTTGCGGTGTAAGTATCAAATAAAATTGTATCTACTTTACCACTTATAATAGGGTTAAAATCTGTTGTAATATCTACTCCATCATTTCTTTCTAGTGTATAATTTGTTCCCACTAAAGTTGTAGCAGAAATAAATGTATTTTCACTTATACCACTTAATGGAGATAAATCCACCGTTACGTCAGTTAGTCCGTTATTTCTCTCTAATTCTAAAGTTGCCCCTACTAAAGTTGCACCAGTAACTACATCATCAGTAGTATTTGCAGTGTAGGTGTTAAAAATAGATTTATCTAATTTAGTATCAATTATCATTTGAGTAAGAGCACTATAACTTTCAAACGTAGTAGTGTCTACTTTACCACTTACAATAGAATCAAAATCTGTAGTAATTGTTGTATTGTCGGTCCGTGTTAAAGTATAGTTTGTACCCACTAATGTACTTCCAGTTACATATACATCGGTAAATCCAGTAACAAAACCACATATATCAAACGTAGTCCCACTATTTGTACTAAATGTTACACAACCATTTGTTGGGTTGTAAGTTCCTCCTGTAACATTAATATCATTATCACTAAACAACGCCACTGCATTGGTGACATTAAATGTACCACCAGTTGTATTTGTAAATGTTAATTGTTGTGTTCCTGCATTTGCGTTTCCACTATTAACAAAAACATTATTATCTATGGAAGATAAATCTACACTAATATCTACACCATCGTTTCTTGTTATATCTAAAGTAGTGTTAGTTAAAGTTGCACCAGTTACAAAAGTATTGGTGTCACCACTAAGTGAACTTAAGTCCACAGTTACATCAGATAAACCATTATTTCTTTCTAATTCTAATGTTCCACCTACTAAAGTTGCACCAGTAACTACATCATCTGTAGTATTAGCAGTATAAGTATCAAAAGTAGTAATATCTAATTTATTACTAATATTATCATCAACATATTCTTTATCTACTAAAGATCTATCAGTAAAAGTAGCTGAGTAATCAGTTCCATATTTTAGTCCACCCTGATTTAACTGTGCTTCCCCAGTTTGACCGTTTATCCTTATAAATCCAAAATCACCTGCAGCATTTTCTGACGATAGTTGGATAAATCCATTTTGTTGTAATTCAAGTCTACTAAATCCATCTGCAGCAGGATTAGAAACGCTTGACCCCAAATCTATATTGGCAGTTTTTAAATCTGCAATAGAACCATTTTCTAAAACTTCTTGTAGTGTACTTCCCGTTGTAAAACCACTAACAATGGGATTAAAATTGGTAGTAAATGCAGAACCATTATTTTGATTTATAGTATACTCCGTACCAACTAACGTTGTACCAGTAATAAAAGTATTATTATCTACAGTATTTGCAGTATATGTGTCGAATATACTAGTATCTAATTTATTGTTAATTTCAGTTTGAGTTAGTCCAGAATAAGTATTAAAAACAGTTGTATCTAATTTATTATTAATTTCTGTTTGAGTATCCGCAGTATAAGTATCGAAAGTAGTAGTATCTACTTTACCAGTAATTATGGGATTAAAGTCTGTTGTAAAGGATGATCCGTTATTTTGATTAATAGTATAGTTAGTACCTACTAAAGTTGTACCAGTAACAAATGTATTGGTATCTGTATCACCAGTTAAAGAACTTAAATCTACCGTAATTTGTGGTTCACCGTTATTTCTATCAATCTCTAAGGTAAAACCATTTAAGGTTGCACCGGTTACGAATGTATCACTAGTACTGATTCCTGTTAAACTCACACTAAAAGGTGGAAAACCATTACTACCACTAAAATCTATATTTTGGGTTACATCATTATATGTACCACCAGTTACAAAAGTATTAGTACTACCAGTTACAAAACTAATTAATTGTTCTAATTTTATTTTACTTGTTACATCACTCTCATTTACGGTTACCAATAAATCTTCAGGTTTTAAATTTAAATTTAAAGGTAATTGACTTATTTTTTTAGGAAATCCCATTTTATTTTTCTTTTTTTATATAAATATGTTAATATTCTTTATTATTCATTTTATACTATTAAGAAATCTTCACCATCTTCACTAGAAATAATATTACTATTCTCAGTTAAGAGATAATCTATTAATTCTTGTGGACAAATTCCATAATTTAAACAGTATTTTTTAAATCTATATCTAATTGTAGTTATATCTAAACAACATTCATATAGCCTAAATTTAGATATATCACCAAAGAAACTACCAGCAAAATTTTCTTGTATAATTAAATTTTCATCTAATGGATCGGGCCCACCAATAGTGTTAGTTTCTAATAATCCTTGTGTACCACCACCTAAAGAGTAATTAAATGGTACACCCTCTTGTTTTTCTCTATATTCATATAAATCTTTAAATAAAAATTCATCAAAATCTTCAATAGAATATTTAAGATAACCATTAACAAAAAAGTCTAATCTACCTTTTCGTCTAGGTATGTTATCCATTTCATCAAAAAGATATGTTTCGTATGCACAGAATCTAATTGCTAATTGAAACCATTCATCATTAGGAATTATACCTGCTTCAGAATATTCTTCTATAACTGTTACACCTGTAATATATCTTTCTTGTACAGTAGTTCCAGTTTTTTTACACATAGGAACATTACAGTCTTCACACCAAGATCCACAACCACCAACATATTCTTTTGCATAATAAGTACCACATAATTGACAATTACAAGTAGATTTACAACTATCACAACAACTTGTAACAGTAGTAGAAGTAACTGCAGAACATACTCCACTTACACCTAATGAACGATATCCAATAGAACCATCTTTTCTTATTCTAAAACCTAATGCATTGTTTACTATATCAGCATTTTTATCTCTTTCATCTGTTACAACAGTGGTAACACCAGTAAAATAACATTCTCCTGTGGGTTGATAAACTAAAAAAGGATTATTTAGTAATTCTTTCTTACTAGTTTTAGGTGGGGGTAATGGATATCCCGATGATGTAGTATATCCTGTTTCACCACTAAATACGTCCCAAAACTTATTTTCCGATCTTGTCCCCATATAATAAAATAATCCTTCATTATTAGGGTATAATGCATTTATTGTTGTACCGGTATCTCCTGTACACGATTTACTATTTCTTCTCATCCAAAATTCGGCAGTCCATCCACTTTCATATCTTGTTGGTAATATTTGATAATTCCATGGTGTAGGTTTTTTTTGTAGATAACATTGATATGCTTTTCTAGGATCTGGACATCCTTTACACCCACCACCATTCTTACACCAAGGACCACACCCACCAACGTATTCTTCTTCATAAACTGTTCCACATAATTGACAGTTATTATTCCCACAATTACAATTATTTGAGCCGGGAATAAAAAGTGGATTACTATTATTACAATCACAAGAAGTAGTTCCAGTACATCCACTTCCACAAGGTGGTGGACAATTAAACCACTCCATCGGCCAAACGAACATATTATTTGAAATATCTTTAAAAAATGTTCTATCTGATAATTTAAAAAATCCTTGATAAAAACCACCACATAATTCTACATATCTACCTACGGTATTTCCAGAAGTAATAAATTGATAGGGATAAGTATAAGTACACCCACTAACTCTAGTAAAACAAAATTTTGTATCTGCGGATGTTATTGTAAATGACGAACCAGTATAAACATCAATAAATGTTGATCCTGTAGTAGATCCTGTACAATCATAAGAAATAAAACCATTATCAATACCTGTTAATCCAATATCATTTAATGTCAGTGCGGAGGTGGGTAATGATAATCTTTCAAAACACGTATCACCAGTCCAACCCACTAAACTACATAGTGAATCACCACTAATACATTTATTATTATCAATGTCTATATCGATAATGACACATTCATCTAATATCTCTTGATGATTTAGACTACACCCACAATCATTACAAATAAATAAATCCCAATAATCGGAATTACTTAATTGTAAGTTCATACAATTATTGAAATTATTTTGGTTAATATTACTCATTAATATAGTTTATTAATAAATATTAAGAAATAACAATTAAATTTTAATTTATGCCACAAATGAAATAATATAAATACCTGGTTCAGCAAATGTCATATCTATTTGATGTAATTGATGCGGACCGGTTACTGCATTTGCCGGTATCATACCTGTAGAATTAACCATACCTACTGCTTCTGGTAAAATAACTTTTCCTCTATTAACATGATAAACTGTAAAAACAGGATAAAATCTATTTAAATTATGTGTAACAGTTACTGTTTCATTTTTTGTTGTTGTGGTAACCGTTGTTCTACTATTATGAGTTGCGTCCGGATCATGTTGTAATGAATTTAAACTAACACTTAAATCACTTAATCCATTATTACGAGTGAATCTTAAGACATTCATATTTGATAAATCACTCGTTAAAGTTACATTTGTTATATATGAATCACTACCCGAACCACTACTAGTTGGTGTTTGCCAAGTTGCATTACCACTACCATCACTAGTTAATACTTTACCACTACCTGGATTACCACCATTAATCTGTACAGTACCACCAATATATAAATCATCAGTAACACTTACTTTACCATTGTCTCCGTCAATACTTAACTTAATGTTATCATTAATTGAAAGATTAATATCTTTATGTGTCCATCCTGACGGTGCATTTGCACCTGTTTGATATGATAAATCTATCTTATAACCCGTACTATCAACAGAATGGTAACCCCCACCTGAATGAGTATCCGCATTAAACAAATATAATTGTGGATCGGTATCACCAAAACCTGTTGAAATACTACTTGATCCTCTTACAGTTAAATTTTCGTTTCCTAATGGTGCAACACCACCAATAGCCACACTTTGTCCTTGAAGTGTTAAACCTAAACCTGAAGTAGTAATTAAATTTATAGAACCATTAGTAGATTCTTGATTCCAAATATTTAATGCATCTGTTTTTGTTGTGTAACCTACAACACCTTTAACTGCAGCGCTATCGGTAAACTCTATAAAATTACCACCCGCATTTTCTGTTGTTTCTAATCTTAAAATTGCGTTATCACTTTTAACATGTAATCTTTTTTGAGGTGAATCTAACCCAATACCTACATTACCAATATGTCTATAAATGTTATTACCTGTAGGTTTGTCAAACCATAAAGAACTACTATTACTATCACCTTCAGAACCGACTAAATCAGTTACATTAACATCTATATTAGTACTATCAGACATAGTTAATCTTAACATAGTAACTTCTTCACTAGGGGTTTTACTATTTACTCCACCACCACTAGGTATGGTTGTTTCGATAAGTGACCCACTTACTAAAAACTTATCACTTCCGGATCCATTACTACCTGCAGGTCCAGCAGGTCCAGTTAAATCAGATGTAGTAAAAGATGTCCCATCACTATAATTAATTGTAAATGTACCATCTCCATTATCTACAGTGCTGGATACCCCTACACCATCAACACCATTAGTACCATTTTTACCATCATTACCAGGTGTTCCATTATTACCACTATCTCCTTTAGGTCCTTGTGGGCCAGTTAAATTAGATGTAGTAAAAGATGTCCCATCACTATAATTAATTGTAAATGTACCATCTCCGTTATCTATGGTGTTAGTTATACCTACACCATCAACTCCGTCAGTACCATTACTACCATTAACACCATCTTTACCAGGATCTCCTTTAGGTCCTGGTGCACCATTACTACCATTTTTACCATCAGCACCGGTATCACCTTTAGGTCCTTGTGGTCCAGTTAAATTAGATGTCGTAAAGGTACTACCATCACTATAATTAATTGTAAATGTACCATCTCCGTTATCTACTGTGCTAGTCACACCAACACCATCGTTACCGTTAATACCATCTTTACCGTTAGCACCTGCCGCTCCAGTATCACCTTTAGGTCCTTGTATACCTTGTGCGCCATTTTTACCATCAGCACCTGCCGCTCCAGTATCACCTTTATCACCTTTAGGTCCTTGTATACCTTGTGCACCATTACTACCATTTTTACCATCAGCACCTGCTGCTCCAGTATCTCCTTTATCACCTTTAGGTCCTTGTATACCATTACTACCATTAGTACCATCTTTACCATCAGTACCTGCAGCACCTGTATCACCTTTAGGTCCTTGCGGGCCTGTTAAATCATTAGAAGTAAAAGATGTTCCATCACTATAGTTAATTGTAAATGTACCATTTCCATTATCTACGGTACTAGTTACTCCTACACCGTCTGCACCTGCACCATTCCCACCTAATGAAGATAAATCTACAGTTACATCTTCAAAATGACTATTACAAGAAGATGACATAGAAAATGTTAGTATATTATCATTTAATGTTAACGAATAATCATTATTGTCACTATATAATTCATTTATATTAACATGTGTAGTACTACCATCATTATAAGTTAATTCTATTTTTTTACAACAACCCGTATCTAAATTATTAAGTGCTTCAAATACACACTGAACTGGATTAGGGTTTATATAGTTAGGATCACCTATTAAATATACATCACTAGGTTCACCAGTTGTTGTATGAGTACACCCACCACACTCTTTTATTAAAGTATTAAGTAAGTTTTTTAAATCTAAAATTTCTTCGTTTATATCAGATAATTGTGGTGATAATGAGTTCAATTGTGTAGTTAATTCACTAATAGTAGGACTACTATCATCTGCAACATCTTTAGAGGTTGTTGCATCAGATACTTCTGTAACACCTCCCTGATTTAATGGTGTAGTATTAGTAGAACCTTTATTTTGTGATGCTCCTAATACTTCTCCAGCTGATGTTGTTGTTTGTCCATCTGATGTTGTTGTTTGTCCATTACTTTCTTCTACAGATTCTGCCATTTCTGAAGAATTATTACTTAAACTTTCTATTTGACTTTCTATTGAATCTATTTGTTGTTGTAATTGGGATGCTTGTGCTTCTTTTTCTTTTATTTGATTTTCATAAGCGTTTTGTTGTTCAGAACATTGTGCATCTGTTAATGTACTTGTTTTAACAATATCGTTTATAGGACAAGGTGGACATTCATAATTAATACTTCTACATTTTACTTCTATTTCAGGATTGGTGTCAACAACATCAATTGAAGTAAGACCTGGAGAGGCATTTTCAATTTTGACACATTCTAAAACATTACTACATTCAGATAAAAGAAATCCTGATGGACAAGCATATCTTAAATGTGAAGGATTATTACTGATATCAAAATAACTAGGGGGTGACGAATTTTGTTTTGGTTTAGTTGAAAATATTATTGTGGGCACTAATTCCGCTTCAGTAGTATAAGTTTTTAGTGTCGCCATATCCATATCATAAATTTCAGCACCAAAAGATGCGACTTGTGCATTATCATAACCTTCCATAGAGATAATGTGTTTTCCCGCATCCAAAGTAACTGGAAATAACCACCAATGCTTAAAGTTTCTGGTTTCATTAACTGCAGTAAATTCAATAATAAGTTGACCATCAACACTTAATTTACATAGATTATCTGCCGCCATACCAATAACATATGTTTTACTTTCGGCAATTTCAATACAATGGTTAAATCCTAACCATATACGATCATCCACATTTTCATTAGGGTAGTTACCCCATATACCTACATTATTTGTTCCAGTATCATTTGAACTATGTAATCTTTCTTTCCATAAATTATTTGATGAAGATGTAAATGGTTGAGGGACTGTTCCACCACTATAAACAAATGGGTATGAGTTTGATGGGTCAATATCCATAAACAATCCTCCATTTGCACCATAACCAGCGTTACTATTTCCTTTAGTAATTGGTTCGAATACAAATCCTGGTTTGGGTACGGGATTATTAGGATCAGATAAATCCATATTATCTATAACTGGAACAGTTGTAATTTTTTCACATATTTGATTTGCACCACTCCCTACTAATGTATATCCTGCAGGACAAGTGGGGGTAGTATTAGTAACTACTTTAAAACATTTACTACCATTGGGTTTACCGTAGTCACCTAATTCATCATGTGTGTAACCATCAGGACACCAATCATTATAACCTATACCAGTTGATTCTGTAAAATATCCTGTGGTTGTAGATGAATAAACTACATCATAACCCGATGGACATTCATTAATAAATCTAGTTAAAGTAAAATCTGAGACACTTTTTGATATTGTAAGAGGATCTACTTCTACAACAGTCTCTATTGAATCCACAATTTCTTGTACACTAACAGTCGTTTGTTTACAAACAGTATCTGGATCGTCTACAATGTTAATAGAGTCCACATATTTACCGATACAATCACCACAATCTGCAGTTAAAGTAGTTAAATTAATATCTACTGTGTTACCCGATTCTTTAGTTAAGGTTAAAATATTATTTGTTACTTGTCCTGATACTATATCATCACCATCATTAGGGGTTGTTAAAGTTTTCCACTCTGCGTTACCACTACTATCTATACATGTTAATAACCTATCAACTCCGGGTGTACCACCAACTATTTGTATTTTACCATTTATTTTCATTATGCAATAATTATAATTTTATGTTCCCCACCTGTTTCAACGTCAATTGCTACGCTATTTGGTAGATAATTAGAAACTTTATTTGGGATTATTAATTGTCCTGTTCCAACTTCTATAACTTGAACTATAACATTTTCATCATTTAAATTATGATTTATAATATTTTGTCCTGATGACAATGTTTGTGTAGTAACAAATTTATTACTTCCACCACTACTAATATTATTTATGTTTGTATCTAATTGTTTAATACCCTCAATCATAAAAGGAATTAAATCTTGATAATTCATAGCATCTACTTCATTAAGTTGACTGTTACCTACCGTAAAGCTTGATTTACATCTTTTAACTAATGTTTTTGCAATGTTATTAATTACTAATTCATCAGGAGTTAAATCAGTTAGTTTACCGGCAGATATTAAATTATCTCTAAAATCATCCACTTTAAATCCATAATGTTTTTTACCTACAGAACTAATTCTAGTCTCTGGTTTAAATTCAAATTGATAGGCACTTACTTGTTGTATAAAATTTAGTGGGTCAACTACGTCACCTAACTCTAAGATATTTTGTTTCACTCTACTATCGGATGGTATATCTATTAATTTACCATCAACATTAGTACCTAAATTTGCACCTCCTACATCAGGAATATCTTCAACAATTAATGATTTACTATTACCTGATTTAATTATTATATTACCTTCTTCCGCTTCTAAATCACCTTCTAATAGTTTAGTTTTGGTAGGTGATACTTCTAAAGTCTCCGTACCGGAAGCTTTTACTACAACTATACCATCTGTTTCATCTTCACCAATAATTAACTTTTTATCAGTTTCATTATACTTTACAAAACTATCTTGGCCGAAATACATCGCGGGTTCACCCACAGTAGTTATATCTAAAGTAACTGTTGGTATACCGCCACCTTGATCACCAAAGTAAACATCACCTTGATTTTGACTATTAATATATAATGGTGAACAAGACTCTAAGTTAGTAACATAAAATTCATCTAAACAACTATCCGAACTTAAACCGGTATTACCAGATATTATATTATATTTGTAATTACCTGTACTACCTGATCGTGATACATGTAAAGTATATAGAGGATCACCCACACCAAATTCCGAAAGTTGTACTACTTTCTCATTAACAACATTTTCAGTTGTTAATTCTAAAACATTAATACCGTCTGTTTGAAATCCAAATTCTTTATTAAGATTGTCATATCTCATAATACCATCTAGTGAGTTTTCATCACCAAATTTAAGAGTAACATTCCTATCTTCAGTACCAACTATGGCGACTTCAGTTTCGTTATCCGATTCGAATAACGCCACATTGTCATTACCTAAAGTGGGTAAAGAAGGTAATGAACTAATATTAACATGTAATCTAGATGAAGGTGAAATATTACCAACTCCTAAATCACCATTTTGAGTTAATGCCATTAATCCACCAGTACTAAAAGTGTTTCCAGTTGCCCAAACGAATTTGTCGTTTACACTATAAGAACCCATTAACCATCTATTACCACTAGTCTCATCAAAATCTATATACGCATTGTTTCCATCATCAGATTTTAATTTTAATACTGCATTACTATTGGAAGATTCAATATGTAATTGTTGTATATTACTACCACTTATATGAAGAGTACTATCTGGACTCATCGTACCTAGTCCTAATCTTCCTCTACCCGTTAATATCATTTTATCACTTAATGTATTGGAAGCGATAGTACCAAAGAATAAATTAGACCTAGTACCACTACTTTCTGTTCTTAACTGAGCATCTATTTTGTCAGATTGATTAGACCCTGCACTTTTAAAGTTTATTCTATTTTCATATTCCCCACTTCCACCTACAGTAGTCGAACTAATTGCGAGTATTGCATCTTCATTACTAATTAATACGTTACCATTATTTATATGTAATTTTGATATTGGTGTTTGTGTACCAATACCCATTTTACCAAAAGAAGTTTGTATTGTAACACCACTATTACTACCAAAATATACATCACCTTCATCACCGGGATTAATATAAAGTGGTGAACAAGAACGTAAGTTGGCTACATATAGATTTGTTAAACAATCTGTAGATGTATTACCACTACTAACTAAGGGATCAGACCAACTAAAGCTAGATCCTACTCCTGTTGTTCCAGTAACTACGTTACCGTTACTATCGAACCCTAAATTACCGATAGGTGTACCATTTCCTATAGAATTAATATTTAAATTAGGTACATAAACTGTATCATTAGTAGTAGCATTAAGTCCTGTACCACCAATTATTACTGATCTATCAACACCAATATCAAAAGTATTATTAGTACCCCCAACAATACCTGAGTTATCATTTTGTGCTAAACCATTATTACCACTACCATTTTTATGATTACTACCACCTAAAATAAAACTATCCGTACAAGCACTCATTCTAGAATCTGAAGTACTCAACATAGCACCTCTAGCGGAAGAGAAAATAATGTTAGATGAACCACCTAACATTACATTATTAAAACTTAATGCGGTTCTTCCAGATATAGTATTACCAAAACCACCTAATTGTGTATCCGCACCTAAAGTAGAAGTACTATTACTAGTAACATTGCCAACACCCCCTAAGAATGAAGCGTATTTGCTATTGGAAATTGTATGTCCTGTTCCTGCTGCAATAATTGCTCCATTAGATTCACCATTTACTGTATAACTACTACTACCTTTTTCATCAATTAATACTTCATTACTTAATCCGGCTTCTTCCCAAAATGATGTTGCACTACCTGTAGTACCCGTAACCACATTACCACTAGAATCAAATCCTAAATTACCGATAGGTGTACCATTTCCTATAGAATTAATATTTAAATTTGGTACGTAAACAGTATCAGAAGTGTCTCCAGTAATATTTTGTCCACCTAAAATAACTGATCTAGTTACGCTTTCCATAAGGTTATTTATACCCCCTACTATCACTGAGCGTGAAGATGCATCCATAATGTGATCACTACCGCCAATAATAACTGATTCAAAAGACTTATTTAATTCAGAATCTTCCGAAGTATAAATACCACCCCTACAGTCGTCTATAGTGTTATTAGTACCACCAATAATTGAAGCGGTTGGACCATCGATTATTTCGTTGTTAGTACCACCACCTATTAATGCGTTATCGGAAGAACCATTAATTGTGTTCCTTTGTCCCCCAACTATCACACTATACTGAATAGTTGACCCATTTCCTATAATACTTGAATTAGTTGTTGAAATAATTGCGGATGCAGATGCACCACTTATTGTATTAGATCCCCCATTTATTATTGTAGAAGCTCTACCATCCGTAATATTATTAGTAGTGAAATAACCACCTACTAATATAGCACCTGTGGATGTTCCACTAATTGTTCCCGCATTTTGATTAATACTTTTTAAACCACCATTTTCAGTTTGCCAAAAAACTGTTCCGGTTCCACCAGAGGAAGGTTGCCAACTTCCTACGCCATTTGCATCACATGTTAATACGTATCCATTAGTCGCACCACTAGTCATAGTAAAGTTTTCAGTAGTGGTTCTTTTCTTAATATTTAAGTTACCAAAATTATCTAAAGTTAAAATATTATCAGTTGTTGCCGTATAAGGTGCAACATTTTGTAACCCATCTACCCTAAGTGTAAAATCATTACCATGAGTATCTTTCCATTCATCACCAACCTTTACATGTAATTTAGCCTCTATACTAGCTGCAGTAGTTGTACCCACACCTACTTTACCGTATTGTGTAGCTCCTTTTGCTAAAGAAGTTGCAGCATTATTATAAAAACTATGTAAGGTGTTAGTTTGTCCATCTTTTATTGCCATCACTGATCCTAATGCAGTAGATAAACTGCTAGTATCACCTAAAACACTAAATACTGCGTCATCGTCTACTAATGGAGTAGAAGGTCCAAAATTACCATTAATAGATACTCTACCTGCGGTAGAACCTGCAACTCCATTATTACCATTTTTAACTAATAATATATTTTGATTAAGACTATTCTGTATTTGTAAAGAAAAATTATCTGGATCAGTTGGTCCAGTACTAGTACTACTATCTCCTTGAATAAACAATTGTGCCGTTGGTGTTTCAGTATTTATGCCTACATAACCTTTAGTATCACCCGTACCCGCAATAAACATATTTGCAGTATTTCCATCCGCATCGTTACCAGCGAAAAATCTAATGTAATCTTCTGTATCTGTACCAGGTGCAGATATTATATTTAAACCGTTTTGATGAATGGAAGAATAAAGATAACCGTCACCTTTTGCACCATATCCCGGAAAACTAGTCTCTGTACTACCTCTAACTCCAAATGTAATACCACCATTTCCTGGTGTGGCAACTGCTATTCTAGCAAGTTGATCTGTTGTAATCGCACTTAATTTAACATTCGCACCGCTATTTAAGTTAAGGTCTGACTCAAATATTGCTCCAGTTTCTTCCATTTTGAAGTCTCCCATAACATGTAGAGTTTTATCTACATCATTATTTGTAATATCCCCAATACCAACCCTTTGGTTATTTGTTAATACCATTACTTCACTTAGTGGTCCACCTGTAGGATAAGTATAAAATTGTAAATTACCTGATACACCCCCACCAAAAGTACTACCTTCTATTCTAGCAAAAGGTGTTGATACACCATTATTATCAAAATCAATAATTGAGTCATTTAAGGCAGTACCACTTAATGTTAATACACTATTATTAGATGGGTTAGATATAAGAACATCTCCTCTTACATCTAAATTTTCTAATGGGTTATCTGTACCAACCCCTAAATTACCATCCACAAATACACCATCTGAAATAGTGGATAGTTTTGTACTACCATTATATTCTAAATCAACTGCATTTGTACCAATTCTTAATTTTCTACTTGCATTGGTAAAGGCGACAATACTATCAGTTCCGTTAAATCCAAAATAAGTGTTAGTATCACCACTATGCCTAATATATTCGCCTAATTCCATAGAATTTTCAACAGTAATACCACTAACTTTTAAAATTTGTGAATCAAAAGAAGTTTTACCACTTACCCCAATACTAAAAGTATTGTTGGTTTTATCATACGTAAAACCAGTAATAGTGTCACCACCATCCATTAAAGTACTTAAATCAATAGAACTAGCAAATCCACCGTTATTATAACCTAATGTTAATAATGAATCAGTGGAAAGTGTTCCACCCGTTACAAATGTATTAGTATCTGTACTTCCGGTTAAGGTTGATGCTTCTCTATATTCCACTTCACCAGTACTATTATTTCTTACTAATATTGCAGTTTCACTATTGTTTAATGTTGGTATTTGAGAAAGAGTTATATCACCATTAACAGTAATACCACTAACTTCTAAAATTTGTGAATCAAAAGAAGTTCCACCACTTAAACCGATAGTAAAAGTATTACTAGTGGGATTATAAGAATATCCGGTTATTGGGGTACTAGCCGCACCACTAGAAGGAAGTTGGTTAGCATTAATATATTTTACTGTTGCCGTATCATTATCATATATAACTAATTTATCATTTGCACCATCTACTGTTATACCTGTTCCGTTAGTTGCTGCTAAAATAAATGAGTCGGCACCTGAGTAGTCTAATGCGATTCGAACTTCAGGATCCGCCACTCCTACATCTATACCAGGAAAACCTACAAATTCTAGTGTATCTCCAGAACTTATAGTGAATGGTGTACCATTATCACCCTCTACTGTGAATGACATTGTACCACCGCCACTAGTTGATCCGGTAACAATATTACCATTGGAATCTAAACCTAAATTTATTAAAGGTGCACCACCACCAACAGTACCAATGTTTAAATTAGGTACATAGACAGTGTTATCACTAGTACCAGTAATACCATTACCACCTAAAATTATTGAATTATTTCCAGATAATAGATGATTCCTACCTCCTATTATAGCAGAACTACTACCTCCTGAAATAACTGATTGTGTTGATGTATATATACCTGAATCAACTTCTACTATAGTATTGTCGGATCCACCTATAATTGCACTATCTAAACCACCATTAATAATATTAGAAGAACCACCTACTATAGTTGCTCTTTCTGATGGTTGTGCAGTAGTGTCTTCTATAGTATTGCTCAATCCACCAACAATTGTTGCATGTGAAATATCTGAAACTGCAGAAGGATTACTTTTAATCGAACTGTTTTGAGTAGATAATAGTGCCGAAGTTGTCGAACCACTAATTACATTACTACTACCATTTAATATAGTAGAACCCGGTGATGAAAAAATTTCATTAGTACTAAATCCACCAGCAATTAAAGATCCCGTTGAAGTTCCGTTAATTGAGCCTGTAGTTGGTGTGTAACTTTTTAAACCACCATTTTCAGTTTGCCAAAGTGTACCACCACTTAATGATGATAAATCAACATTAAAAGTTCCACCCGTTGTATTTGTAAATGTTAATTCTGATGTACTACTATCATATGTACCACCAGATACAAAAGTATTAGTTAATCCTGTAACAAACCCACATATGTCAAACGTATCTCCACTGTTTGTCTTAAATGTAACACATCCTGTATTAGGACTGTATGTACCACCTGTAACATTAATATCGTTGTCACTAAATAATGCTGCAGCATTGGTGACATTAAATGTACCACCAGTAGTATTTGTGAATGTTAATTGTCGTGTGGCTGCATTTGCATTTCCACTATCAACAAAAACATTATTATCTACCGCTAATGAACTTAAATCTACAGTAATTTGAGATTGTCCATCATTCCTATCAATTTCTAAATCAGTACCATTTAATGTTGCACCTGTTACAAAAGTATTTGTACCACTAGTTGGTAACCATGTACCTACACCATTGGCATCAGAAGTTAACACATACCCATTAACTGCACCATCTCTAATTCTAACCTTGCCATCAACGTCAAGTTTTTCTGTTGGAATTGTCCCAATACCTAATTTACCATCATTACTTAAAGTCATTTTGGTATCTGCAGTAGTACTAAAAGTAGTGCCATCATTTCTTGTCGCAAACTTAATACTGGGATTAGTAGTTGAGTTAACCCCTATAACTAAATCGTTTATCGAATCAGGTGACATACCAATATTAGAGGTTGATATACCTCCATCTTGTGATAGTAAAATATCCGCAGTATCGGTATCGTCTACGTCATTTATGTCTGCCTCTATTTTAATTTTAGCATTTGTAGTGGATTTTATATGTAACTTTTCTGTTGGTGTATCAGTTCCTATTCCTGTATTACCACTAACTATTAAATCATTAGTTACAGTTAAACCACTTACTACACTAATAGTGGTATCAAAAGAAGTACCACCACTTAAATCTATACTAAATTTATTAGTAGTTTCATCGTATGTATATCCTGTAATGGTTTGACCACCACCACCACTTAAAGTAGAAGAATCTCTATATTCTACTACACCTGTGGTAGAATTTCTTACTAAAATTTCTGTTGCTGAGTTATTATTAACAGGTGTGTTAATAAGATTAAATGTTTGTCCTGAAAGAATACCCTCAACAATGGAGTTACCCTTAGAGACAAACCCGTTTTTTATTATAAATTCGTTTGCCATTATTTAATACTTTCCCTTTCCAGTTATTAAATGTTATTATTTATATATAAATATATAGAACTTAATAAAACTAAAGACCAAATCTACCTCTCATTGCTTCGAAGTTTCTTTTGACTTCATCTGCACTAAGACATTTAGTATAAATTGAGGTTGATGCAATTTTCCCACTAAATCTTTGCCCACCAGAACTAGCTCCTCTAGCAACATCTGGTTCGTTTGGTCCAGATGGCCTACCTGAGACTACTCCCACATTTGTTTCTGTTTTTACTATTTTCCCATTAACATATATTTTAATAGTACTAGAGCCATCCCCATTATCGGAAGCAGTAGTCACTACATAATTAAAAGGGTTAGGATAGTTAGTGGAAGTATATGCCGTATATGTTGATCCTGCCTGTCCTGTACCATCACTAAGAGTCATATTAATATTATCGCTATAAATATATAGCCATGTTCTATTTACATTTCCTCCAGCACCTGGTAAAAATAATGTAGAACCTTCAGAACCACTTCTATCATGATTAATCCAAGCGGTATAAGTTAATTCAGAAGGTATATTTTCCATAGGTGTACCTACACCTTTAAAATAATAATCACTACCATCAAACTCAAAAGATTTTATATACCCATCTATGGCAATAGGAATTTCGGTTACTGTAGATGGGTCAGGTGGTGGTGGACCAGCATCCGTATCAATGGCAAAGTCTAAATGGGTAAAAGAAGTATTCAATTCAGGATTAACTAAATTATATCCTTTACCTTGATTTATATTGTAGGAATTTGGGTTTTGTGCATCCATATAAAACACCAAATTATCAGTCACTATTTTAGGTGAATAAAAATACGCCATTTTAGATACTTCTTATTATTGTTTTTATTTCCCAATTATTTGTAGTTGCAGATACTAATAAATTTGCTGACGTACCCGTCACACTCATATCAAATGTTAAATTGGTTGTACTACCAATATCATTTGTTGTTGTTTCATTAAATTCTACAGAACTACCACTAAATACTGACATTATAGATCCTGCTCTAACACCCGCAGTGTTTTTGGCAGTATATTCAAAAAATGCTCCTGTATATGCACTAATAGGTATACTATATAATGTAGATTGACCACTATTAATAGTTTGTTTAATAGTTGTGTTTAACGAAGGAGATAAATTACTACCCATCAATATAGTATTGTCGTCATAGACTTCTAAAATAGGTAATCCTGATACGTTATTTACACCAAATAATTGTCCAGTTAAACTATCTGTGATTGTGAATAATTCCCCAACCGAACCCTCTACACTAAATAAAGGTGAGGTATTGCCTGATCCAAATATTTTTACTACATCTGTACTATCACCACTAAAAATAGATTCTCCATTAACATTAAAACCACCATTAACAGTTAATCCTGTTACCACACTAATATTTGCAGTTAAGTCAGGTTCTCCACCACTTTGTTTAATTGTGAAATTATTATTACTATAGGTATAGGCGGTAACTGTTGTGCCCGTAGCACCACCTCCAGTTGTACCTGTAACAACATTACCATTAATATCCACACCTAAATTACCGATAGGTGTACCACTACCAATATTTAATATTCTTAAATTACCCCCAATAAATGTATCACCACTTATTGTGGTATGACCATCGGGTTGAATTTCAATACGTTTAAATAATGTTTCTCCTGAAGCATTCCAAATTTCTAACGTAGTACTTTTTTCCCCACTATCCCATACAGGTAGTCTTTTAGATATAATTAAACCACCGGGATCCTCACCACTTCCATGATCGAATCTAAATGCAGCACTATTTGGACCTGTTGAACCACTAAACCCATTACTTGTATTATTAATTACTATATTAGTCTCATCAGGATATTTAGTTTGGTTTGCAATTGAACCTGCTTTAGCAATTTGAAATGTTCCATCTGGTACAGTAGTACCTACCCCAACTCTCGCAGAAGAGGATGAAGTATTAAAAGTCATTAAATTAGTACTACTACTACCTTTTATATGAACTGGATTAGAAGTATTGGCAAAATCAGTCTCAAAGAAAAATCTTCTTGTTCCTAATTCAGTAAATGCTAATGGTATCTGATCATTAGTACTATCATTATGAACTTCTATACCTGTACCGTCATTAGTTGCCCAACTAAAAGGTGTGTTAGTACCAACACCAATTTGTCCTTTTGGATTTATATATAATGAAGGTGATGTAGTAGAACCTGTAGAATCAAAATATATATCTTGTCCTGGTTGGACTCCTATACGTAAATCTTCTCCCGTACACCCACTAATCTTTTTAACAAATAATTGTGTAATACAATTTCCTGATGTGTTTCCAGTAAAAATTAAATCTGATAAATCAATAGGGTTAGCAGTACCACCATTATTCCAATTTAAAAATAATAAACCATCTGTACTCACAGTACCTCCAGTTACGTAAATATTATCTGAAGAGAAACCGGTGACAGTTATTGTACCTCCAGTCCCATTGGTTAATATTAAAGTACCTGCACTATATGTACCACCAGTAATTGCGGAACCTGATCCACCACCACTAAAAAATATTTCATCCCAATCCGTTAAGTCAAAATCGTAAGGGTCTTTATCTTTTAATTTAAAATATCTTGCACCACTTTCCGTACCTACAATCATACCAGGTCTTCTTCTCGGTAAAGGTACGGTAGTACCAGTTAAAACGTCATTAGTATTACCACTATAGTTTCTTAATCCATCGATACCTAACTGGGTATCAATAACTGCATAAGTATCTGTAGTATCACCTGGCGAAATAAATCCCGCTATTTTAACTCCACCTAATGGTCCGTAATCTGCCATATTTAATTAATTTTATTCATATTTTTATTAACTACATAACCATGTGTTAAATGCTGCACTAGTTGGATTAACAGATCTATATATCTTATAGTTTACTGCCACACCAAATGCGTTTGTTATTGGTATATCAGATAATGTGGTATAAGGTATGTTAGTTCCAAAACATCCTGCAACCGAATCTCTAATATCAGTAGGTTGTGCTAATATATCAGGAATACACCAATACATATATTCCGCACCACCAGTAGCTGGTTGTGTTACGTATGCATTAACAACGCCAGTTACTAAATCATTTCCTGCTAATGCCGTCATTTGCCCTGAAGTAATAGAAGTATTAGCGTTTTTACCATAATACCATTGAACTTTCCAAGTTCTAGATAAAGTTCTACTAAATGTACCACCAATAGTGTTTTCACCAAATATAGTATAGAGTAATTTAGAACCAATAGTATTTTGCCCCATTGCGTTAGTTAATATAATACTTTCTGTCCCATCATTAGTTAATGAATTAGCTATCGTAGTTACAGGATCTGCTTCTTTTATTTCAATACTACCTAGAATTCCATCTGCAACGTTACCACTATTACTAGTACCCCATGTAAAAGTTTGTGCACCAATCGATATTGTTTGCCCTAATTCATATTCTGATAAAAGTCCTCCTTGATTAAAACTGGTAAATGCTGGTGGTTGGTATGGATATAATAGTAAGTCCCACATTTCTTGCATTGTTTTACCAGGTGCAGGAAATGAACTACCTACCGTAATACCACCAACTGTAGAAGTAGTTGAAGCACTATTTACATAATTAGGTATAGTACCACCCGATAACCCACTTAAATCAATATCTATTTCTACATCATCATTTCTTGTTAATGTTAACTCGTCCCCAGTTAAAGTACCACCGGTTACAAATATATTAGTTAAACCTGATGTCCCACCAGATGCTGGTGCCCATATTGCAGTACCGTCACTTTCTGCTTGTGTTAACACATAACCTATAGTACCTAAAGACGCACCTTCCGTAACTCTTATTTGTTTAGTAGTTAATTTATTATCTATAGTTGCATCTTCTTTACTCCTTAAGTAATCTAAAGGTCCGGTATAATCTAAAGACGCTGCGGAATATGCTAAATAAGTTGCCGTTACTAAACCAGTCATTGAGGTGTATACGGTGGCAGAAAAAGGTGGAGGTGGAAAAGTACTCCCACTTATATCACCAAATAAATCATAAAATGCATACTGAATACTATAACCACTATATTCTAAAGCTATAGGGTGTGTCCCATTCATTCCTGAAATAGTAATATCCCAATAAGGACCAATAGTTGTTTCACCCGTATACCCAATAGTTATAGGTAATGTCAATCCGCTAGTACTAGCAGAATAAAGTGGATTTGTCCAAGTTAAAGAACTATAGGGTATACCTTCTTGTGAAGTACCAGTAAACATAGACGGAATAAAACTTGGTGATGCAGGATTAGAAACGTCAAATAAGGTAGTAATGTTATTACCACTTAAAACTGCCGTTTGTACATCCCCATCTGTTGGGTTTAATAATGTAACCGTACTCAAATCGATACCAGTTGGGTATTCACTAAATGGTATACCTGCCTGTATTTTACCATCAAAACAGGCAGTATTACCTGTTATGATATTTGCTTGTCTCGCTAAGTCTACTTGAGTTATAAATTTCTTTTCACAATCCGACATATTTTTATCTTTATTAATAAATATTTAGTTTTCTGTTATATTTATATAAAAAACTTTAAACATGAATAAAACATATAAAAAGTCCGATATTCATAAATATATTAATGAAAAGAAAAATGTCATTGACGAAGAAGAAGTTAATGAGTTAGTTGACATCGATGGTTCATTAATTAACAAAGATGATAATTATAGGGCAACTCCTTCGGTTATTAAATCTAAAAAGACTAGTGATGATTTTGCTAGGGCAGCAACACAGGGTCCTGAAGCTTACTTTATATATGGTGGTCCTTATTATGGTATAAATTATAGTTATGTTGTTAATGAAGAAGAGAAAATAGAAGAAAATATTTCACCAGAAGCAATACAAGATTTGGAAGCATTTCATGATATTGAATTTAATTATGATTTTTTAGAAGAAAATAAAATGAAAGGATTAGTCGATGAGATGTTTTTATCGAAAAAGACAGATAGTGGAATGGTAAAAAAAACTAACGAACAAGATTTAGTTGGGGATGAAATAGAAATTGCAGATATAAGTGAATTAAAAAAAACTTTTGAAAAACCTATGGTTATTCACAAGTTAAATCATTTATTAAGTCTAGTTGAAAAAGAAGAATTAAATGGTGAAGAATTGGCAATTTTATTAAATCATTTAATTAAAAATGTAAAAATAGATTTAATTAGTGAAAAACATAAAGAAATTTTAGGGGATAAAATTAAATATGGCGAACAGGAAGGAGAATAAAGGTGGTAATAGTGAATTACGTGGCAAATATTGGT